TCAGCAACTAACTGGGTCATACTGTTCATGTAGTTTATTGCTCCATGCGATGACAACACTAAGCCCTTTGTTTTCCGCCAAGAAATCGTCAAGGGCTTTTTTATTGCCTGAATTATGCATTGTGATTTCCTAATAGCTTTGAAAGCTTGGTTAACCCCTTTGGTGTCACTCTCACCTGCTCTGTGATCTTTTCTGAACCATCAGGACGAGTAATCACTTCGGTTTTATGTTCCAGATAACCTGCCTGTAGCTTATCGCTATAACCATGCCATGCGGCATTGCCGGGACGTTTGTAAATCCAACCATTTAACTGGAGCCATTTGATTAGATCACTTTGGCGCATTTGTAAGTTATTTGCTGTGTCACGCAGGCAAAAGCTTCCATCCGCTTTAGCAATACGCTTAAAGGCTTCAACTGTTGGCTGCATCACTTCTACTTGATGTTCTAGCTCAATTACTTTTTCCGAATATGTCAGCAAGGCATTTCGTAAAGCATGTGGATCTGCCAATAATTTCATTGGATCAATTGGTTTAGCAACTTGAGCTTCTAGTTCCTGCCAACGGTCTACTAAGCGAGCTGTAAACTCTGGGCAAAGTTGAGCAACGACAATGATGCTGTCTCGTTTACCTTGTTCACCTGTAAATTGATATACATTAGTGAATCTATTCGGGCTAAGAGATTGTTTATTTTCAACTTTCACCATTGAAGAAAGTTGAATAGTCCCTCGTTTAGCCAAACGTTCGATGGATAAAACCACTGCTCGATGTTCAGCTTGGACTAACTCAGCAATTTCTAAGCTGTTCATAGTCTGTAATTGTATTGGTACGATAGCGTTCATGCTTTTGTCTCTTTAGTTTGGTTTACTAATAACTCAACTGCTTTATTGATTAGATAATTCATTGAGCGTTCTTCTTGCTGAGATTTTTCTTTCAGCTTTTTATGTAATTCACCATTTAAGCGAAACTTTACATACATAAATTCTTTTGGTTTCATACTTTCTCCAGTGTCCCCATTTTGGGGTGTTAAGCCAATGTACCCATTTTGGGGTTATTGGTCAATCCCCAAAATGGGGTTAACATCAATTTTATTTTTAAACCCTTTTGCTATGAATGAAGATGACAACAAAGTTGTGACCATGAAAGTACGTGTAACTCCTGAATTTAGAGAGCAACTTGTTACAACGGCAAAGGGAAATAACCGTTCTATGAATGCAGAGATTGTTGATAGGCTCGAAAAAAGTTTTGAACAACCTATTACTAGTGAGCACGAAGTAAATGATCTTCGTGAATTATTGAAACAGAGTATTGAAAATAATAAGAAATACTTTCAGATAATTACTGAGCTTTTAAAAAAAAGTAAAGAAAACTAAGTTTAGTTAGCTTTCTGGGTAAAGCTAAGTTAGATTAATAAAGTGGTGAGTTAAAATGATTAGTATCAAAGATTTAAAACATAGAATTAATAATAGATATATTCTAATATTAACATCTAATACCAATGAAAAAAACATTATAGACAAGCTAATACAGAAGAAATACACCATTTCTATTAGCAATAATATTAATGGTAAAATAGGACTAATAGGTGAAGATATTGTTTTGCATCTTAGTGGTGACTTAGGCATATCAAAACAAAACTCTGTTGGTCAAATTGCAATAGCTTTTTTGGGAAATGATGACAATCCAAAACCATTTTTAACTATACTAGCAGGGGTATGTTGGGGAAATTCTAAATTAACTAAAATTGGCGATGTTCTAATTTCCAACTCAATGCTTAGCTGTAATATTAAAAAGATGGATAGAACTCCTGTCAAACCCAAAATGATAAATAGTTGTTTCGATATTAGCTATTTAACAGATGACCCTGCAACATTATTCAGCCAAGAAACTTATGTTAGTGATTCTGATGAAATTATCCGAAATGAATTATTATCTAAGTTTGAATTTTTGCATGGGGGTGAAATGGAGGGATTTTACTGTCTAAAAGATAATACTCCTTGGCTTATTATAAAGGTTGTAGCTGATTATGGTGATAAGCTTGACCGAGAAAAACAAGTTGAAGTTTTACCCAATATTTCACCTGTTATTTTTGATCTGTTAAGCGCTCACCTTAAGGATGATGAGTTTTATACTGAAGATCTAATAGAATTTAGAAATTTCTTATATGGGAACAAGCTAAATATTAGCAGAGATGGAAATAATTTAGACAACATTCAAATCAATTTGATTGAAAAATACTCAGCACTCATAGATCATAATTTAGACAACTACAAATCATTAGATCATAGGTTCTATGATGTAAAAAAAATTTTAGAATCTTTTATTTTAGAAGTTTGTAGTAATTCTATAAGTCATGGAAGAGCTTCAGATATAAAAATAGAATTTTTACGCAATGAAATCAAAATTATAGATAATGGTAACGTTTTCGACATTAATCAGCTTTCAGAAGAAAATGGTGGTTGTACAACAGATCTATTTGCTTTAAGAGAATATACAGATTTAGTTACCATACAATCTAAAAGAAATACTGGCACACAAACCAATATTTATAAAATTGTTTTTTCAGATATAATTCGCTCTATAGTAGCAACAAAAATAGAGTGTCCTATTTCGATCTTATCTTTTGGTCGATTCCCAGATTTATCCTACGATGAAGGATGCTCTGCATTTTACATTGATCTTACCAAAAGATTTATGACATCAATGCTTGAAGGGCTGTCTCATCAAATTTCGGATATTTTAATAAAAAATAATAAACTAGCATTTATTAAAGTTAAAAATGATAGACAATCAAGTTTACTTAAAGAGTTTTTCCATTACAGATTACTAAGTGAACCTGAAAATTATAAGGAACTAATGTCGAGATTACATTTTTTTGAATAAAATATAAGGAGGCGCCGTTAGGCGCTTTCATTTTATCCAAGACACATTTTCAGTTGAACCATAAATATAACCATTACTTATCCAAAATTTGCCACTGCCTTTTGGACCGTATATAAAATTACCTTCAATCCAGAATCTACCAGAATATTCAGGTCCATAAATAAAATTACTGTTAATCCAATATGTCATATACATAGCAGCCCTCAAATTTAAATGGCTCAATATCAATTTTAATAAAAGATTGATTAAATCTTTAACCTTTATTTCCAATTCTATCAATACATCATCGTGTATTTTTTACCAGTTATTGGATGAATAAATGACTCATTTCCCCACAGAAATCTTATTGGTTGAGGATAATCCTCTAGACGGATTAAATCATAAGTCCAAATATTTAAAGTTTTCTTCTCATGCTCTTCTGGACGATATTGTGAAAAAAACTGAACTTCTATCAAATTTCCCTCTTCATCTAGTGCTTTCAACAAACAAGAAAATCTATTTTTAAAATCTTCGTACATTTTAGCCACCCATTAAAAATATTTGCAAAATTCAACTTGAGTAAAGAAGGCATGACTACAAAAATTCTTAGTTGCAAAGTACATTGCAATTAGAAAAATTGCTCCAGCTATAAGCCAAAAGTATCCAGTAAGCTTCCAGTTCACAACATCATTATTTCCACATCGGCCACAATAAGAATAGTAGTGCTTTACACGAGCTCCACAGTTTTGGCATTGTTTATGGTTAATTAGATTTTTGCTCATTTATTCCCCCAAGAAAGTAATTATGGTTTTTCATAAAAGTAGCATAGTTTTATGAAAATGTCTTTTTTTGAACATCAAAAGATGTTATAAAAAAGACATTCTCTATCTTATTGGACTTTGTTTTTATGAATTTGGATATGTTTGACAATGAATCCCTTCGGGATTCAGAACCAACCCCTTGCGACTTCTTCAGTGGAGAAGAAGCTATCGCAAAAGCTAGAGAATTGGGTCTGCCAGATCCCTACATAGTCACACAAGCAATTATGGTCGGTGATTCAGAATTTAGAACTAATACCGTATATAACAGATCAAGGTTTATCTCTCGTTGGGGAAAAATCGGAGAGCAGCTTGCTTTACTTCTTAGAAAGTCAGATCCAGCTTGGGTTTACCATAATGAAAGCCAACCAAGACTAGAAAACACAGATAAGAAAATTCAGATTATTTTCATGAGCGGCAATTTAGCCCTTGGTCATCCAGAGCTTGTGTTATCAGCCCTGTGTGAGAAAGGCTTCATGACTTTGAAGAATATTAAAGAAAATCAATCTAGCTATGATGATGCTTCAAAGTTAAGAACTTGGATTCTTTACTTCCCTTCTACATCTCATCCAGCTTATACCGGAACGGATATTCCAACGATTCCATTTGAAATTGCATATCCAACAAGCTTCGTACAAACGCCTGATAAGACAAAAATTGACATATTACCTAGTAATCACACTTGCAGAATTGCATTTGAGATAGATAATACTCATCCTGTCGACAATGATCCTAAAAAGCCAATATTGGAACCATCTAATGAAATTAAACCAGATGATTTTGATATTCAGCTTGTAGTCTAATTTGAGGTTAACGTGTTTAGTAAAGATCGTTTACGGATTGCTAAAGACTTACGAGGTCTTAGCAATACTGATTTTGCAGAAAAATTAAGCTGCTCACTATCGAAAGTGAAGCAGCTTTTAGATGCAGATAAAGAAATCAGTGAAAATGATCAAACCGAGATCTGTAGAGTCTTAAACTTGCCGATGTCATTTTTTATTGAAAATGATATGCAGCCACATGAAACTGAACAGATATTTTATAGATCTGTCGCTAGAATTAAGGCACAGCATCGTAAAGCCAATGAGGCTTACACCCTTCTAGCGAAGAATATTAATACTTATTTGCTCAATACAGTTAAGTTGCCTCAGTTCTCACGTCCTGATTTGGACATTACAGAAGTGCAGGATCAGCACTATCGTTATGTTGATCATTTTGCAATTGAATTAAGGGCATTATGGGGCTTAGGTGTACAGCCAATTAACAATATTGTCTCTCTCTGTGAGCTAAAAGGTATCCGCATTTTCAGACTTCCAAATGAAGTTAAAGAAATTGATGCACTCTCCTATTTCGATGATGAAAGTGGTTCGCCCTTCATGTTTCTAAATAACTTCAAGTCAGCAGAACGTTCACGTTTTGATTGCGCACATGAGCTTGGCCATATCATTATGCATACTCATAACCGCAAGGTTCGCGAAGAAAAGGATAATAAATTATTAGAGATTGAAGCGGATCAATTTGCCTCTGAGTTCTTAATGCCTAGCGAAGCTTTTTTTGCAACAACTCCACGTTATCTATCAATTGAGAATATGATTGACTATAAGAAAACTTGGAGAACTTCATTAAAAGCTGTGAACTACAAAGCTCATAAACTAGGTTTAATTAGTGACTGGGTTAATCGTAGCAATTTGATGAAAATTAACTCACTTGGTTACCATATCGAAGAACCTGAAGAAACCCACCGTGATGAAAGTATGATGCTTCCAAAGATCATCTCACTGTTAGTTTCCCAGCCTTCTTTTGATAAAAATAAAATGTTGGATGAAATAGGTATTTCTGAAGATGATTTTAACCAATTAACCTTTGATGCACTTGCTAAAGTTGATATACCGAAGAAGAAAAGTAAACTATATATCGTTCAATAAGAAAGCTGGCTTAATGCCAGCATTTTTTTAAACTAATCAGAGAAAATAATCTGTGGCACTTCTCTTTTTACGTATTTTCTACTCTGGACTCAACTTGCTTAAAGGCTTCATTCTCAAAATCATGCAGGAAGATTCCGCATTCAGCACATTTTTGAGCATAATTTAGACAAAAATAGGCTAAGTAAAAACAAAGCATAGGAATAACAATAAAACCAATCGAAATAAGCAGTACTCCCTTTTCAGAGTAATATTCAATCAATGATATATATTTATGAATAATAATGAATGGCACTAAAGATATACAGCAAAAGATAAAGTATCCAATAAAAGCAAGGATAATTTTTATGGCATTATACTTTGGCTTAAACTTAATTATCCCACCATTCTCATTTCTTTCTCTCTTTAGTAAACCTCTTACTTTCGCATATTCCTGAACCCAGACATCTGCATTTTCGTACACCGAAAAGAATTTTGCTTCTTCATAAGTTAAATATTCATTATTAAATAGGTGCTTTGCCATACGATCTCGATAAAGTATAGACTTGTTTTCTATTCCATTCTCAAAATCAGCAGCAAGTTTTAAAAGCTCTGCTTGATGTTCTCTACTATGCTTAATTTTCGCTATTCTGTTATTCAAAATGCAAAGTACAATTGGTATAACTAATGCGGCAATCACCCCAGTGATTTTTAATAAAGTTTCCATATCTTAAAAAGCTATTTTATATAATTAAGTTTGTAAGCTATCCATTTATTGGTTTTTCTTAAGTTTGTCAACAAAATAGGAAAATAGAATGCTCTACCCATGTTTATGCTGTGGCTACTTAACCAGAGACGAACCTACTAACGGCGACTATGTTATCTGCTCTGTATGCTTCTGGGAGGATGATCCTGTACAAGCAGAAGACCATGATTTCGCTGGCGGTGCAAACGTACCTTCGCTAAACCAAGCCCGTGAAAACTTTAAAAAGTATGGGGCAATGGAGGAACGATTTGTTAAGGATGTGAGAAAGCCGAGGGATGAAGAAATTCCAAATAATTAAGGCGTCTCAAATTGTTTTTAAGATAGTGAGTTTATGCTACAGCAACCATCCATCGCTATCTTCACTCATAGCCTCAGCATTAAGACGTATGCAATTGATTATGTAATGCAATAATGCTAGATATAGTTCTCTAATAATTACAAAATAATAGGTAATAAAAATGGTTAGAAAAGTTATATCTGTAAATAAAGTGTATGTAGATTTTACGCAAAGCAGTGGGGATACACCACCCTCAGCCGTAATTAGTGCAAAGGGTAAAGTACCATCTAGTGGTTGGTCTAATGCTGAATTGGGACCTTGGTATTATATTAAAGAACCTGAAGACGGCATCCTTGATATAGATTTTTATGCTACTGAACCATCAAAGGATACCTTAGTCTTTGCACATCACGATGGAGTAGAAATTTTTTCTACACCCCTAGTAATTGATCTTCCTAGTTGGGTCAAGGGGGTGAGAATCCATGCCTCTACCAATTCTCTAGTTAAGCTGTTTGATAAGAATAAATCGGTTTTAACTGGTGGAGCAGATTCATTTCCATGGAGTATTAAAACATTCGGCCCCATAGATGGATTTCCTTGGTCTCGGAAAGAAAATCAGAATATTGGTAAAAAATTAACTGCTGGAGATGTTGATTGGTCTGCTTGGTATAACAATCAACCTGGTCCTAATTTTTCACCAAGCTTACACATGAAAGCCGAAGTTGACGTAGGAAATGAGTCGGATGATGCAACGCTTGAGTTTTCATATTTAGAAAAGAAAATACCACCAAATCTAGTTCTAACAGTTGTACCAAAGCACTTATTCATTCCTAGACCTTCTGGTGAAACCATAATCACTTTACATTATTCTTGTCCTAAGCCACTACCTGATGGCGTAGACAGTATAATAATCAACTATCCTGATGGCACATCAACAGTTATTGATAAAAATGATATTGAAAGCACTTCTTAGCAACTGAAACTTCTTTAAATATTCTGAACGATACCGCTCATCTTCCTTTTGGATAATGAGCGGTATTAGTTTGAATTACTTTATAAAAAGATTTGGTTGTATTCTATAGCTTCGAAATAAGTACGTTTAAGGTTTTGTGGTCGTGGTTCCACCAGCTGTATCAGATGGATTAGTAGATGGTTCAGACGGTGTTTCCTTTGGACCACTTGCGCCGCCCGGTTCTGGACTTTGAGCGGCTTCCTCAGTACTTGCTTCCCGCCCTTTTATTTCTTTATCACCTTGTTGATTGTTCTTAGTCATATTGAACTCCATTATATTTTAAATAATAAATTTATAAAAATTATGCTATTAAAAGAATTTAGATAGTTGGTTCTTATTCTTTCACAATATTTATTAGCATCTGCATGTTTATTAATATCACTTTTTTAAGAAAAACTCACCCTCTGCTGCATGGTAGTAGGCAAGCAAAAGACCATAAACAGCGGCGGTACTAACGTACCATCACTAAACCAAGCCTGTAAAAACTTTAAAAAGTATGGGGCAATGGAGGAACGGTTTATTAAGAATGTGAGAAAGCCGAGGGATGAGGAGATTCCGAAGGGTTAGAGGGAAGGAATTGGGATAAATTGAATAAAAGTTAGTTTAGGCAGCATATTTGCTTGTAAAAACCTCCCGAAGGAGGCTCTAAAAATGAGTTTTAGGTTGTCGCTGTAGCAACTTTCTTGTTCAATTAGCTCTAAAGCAATAGTTAAGAAGATTTCTACATATTAAAAATTTAATCTATGAAATTACTATCTGTAACTTTCCATCGATATTGCTGTAAATATCACCCTCAGATAGTCCTGATGCTATTGCTGCTGCATTACTTTCAAAAAACTTTATCTGCGGCAGATTTAATACACCATTATGTTTAAGCAACATATTTTCTAGAAGTTTATCTGAAGCTATTACCGTTGAACCCGATAAAAAACTTAAGCCTATATTATTTTCCTTTTCCCCAGTCTGCTTTACAACTATCGCGGCTCCTCGCCTTTCTGAAGATGGCCGTGCAATTTGAATACCAGATCCATAATTACCATTTTTTGATTCGATTACATTATTTGAAATATGTAATACACCATTACTTTTTTCAGGATCAAAAACTCCTAATTTAAAACCATAGGTGCTGGTATACCCTACGTTCCCTCCAACACAGTTTTTAGTAGCAAAAGTTTCAGTATCTAAACTATACTTAAAATTATTAGAAGGTGGATTTTTTATTGCAGTTACACTATTGTTCAATATTTTTAGTTTATCTATTGAAATCATCCCGGTAATCAAAATATCTGGACTATTAAAATACATAGAAGCTGTAGTAGTTGCTCCTAATATAGCATTATTAATAAAAATATTCCCTATTCCAACACTAGAAGAACTGACATTGAATAATGCTGCACATGATTCTGTATGAACAACATTATCAATAAAAATATTTTTAATTTCACCAGCCTCACCATCTTGAGATGTATTAAACAAAATAGGAACAGTTGAATTCTTTTCTGCAAATATATTTTTAACGGTAACGAATTTTGCATCATTTAAAGATAAAGACTGTGATCCAGATGAATTGTTCGCTATTTTTTTTGAAACTATATCACCTATTGAGATGTTTTCCACATGTGAAAGCCTAACTATCTCTTGATTCGATGTAGCATTTATATCACCTATATCTTCACCATAAATATGGTCAACTCTAATATTCTTAACATTGTAGCCCTTTAAAGAATTTATTTTAAAAGCACAACCACCTGTTCTATAAGCATAGATTGATTTTATTGTTATATTTTTGGTGCTGTCTGTAGATCCGTTCGAAAGCCTTACTGCATGCTCCCCACTTCCATCGATAATTAAAGTATCAATTTCTGCACTTTGAACATTTTCGAGAAGTAGTCCATTGTGACCAGGGTAAATTTTTGCACTTGAATGCCTACCAATAATTTTTGCGAACCCAATTTTAACGTTTTCATAATAATTAATTCCGACACCCCTAACAAAATTTTTAATTTTAATATTATCAATTTTCAACCCACTTTTAAAAAAACCATCGCCATAAGCGACTATAGGTCTTTGAATATTTTCCGATTCAAAATTTTTAATAAATATATTATTATTGTAAATAGAAAATGCATTATTACCATTTAATGTTTCCACACTTTGAGATAAATTCAAATTATCAATCTTTATATTATCATTTGTTGTTTTTAGAAATTTATAGTTAATTAGCGCGCTTGAAGAAGAGATAGTCAATCGATCAATGCTAGCACTACCTAGCGTAGCAATCCACTCACCGCCCACTAAGTTTTGACCATTCCAATCAATATATAACCACCCTCGAATAACAACACCATCAGGTATAACAATACCTGCTACTGATAACTTAGTTCCATCACATAATAAGATTGACTTATTCTCCGCACACCAGTTTAAAGCACTTTGTAAATTCTCTGTTAATGTATCAAATTGAGAGAAATCATTTAAGCTTACCACATCTTTATTTTTACTTTCTTGTGTTCGACCAGACCAAGTTGTAACTTCTGTATCAGAAACCATCTTATTACTCACTCTTAAGTTATTATGAATAATAAATATAAAATAATAAAACTGTGAAATGTACTAAACTTTCTTACTTATATAGAAGTTTTGGCTTATTAAAGCAACCTAGATTAACCAGTTTATAATGTAGATCTCTAAGAAGATTCCTACACTTATCCTACATGAGATTGTTATGGATCGTGTGGGTAGTACTATAAAGTAAAATAGCGGCAAATATAAAACTTGCCGCTATTCTCTACTCAAATAAATGTAAAGTAATAACACTTAAGATCAAGTTTGGAGTTGATCTTTTGCAATTTACATGCAGGACTTCACTTTCACCTTCAATCATAATTGAGTCTTCCTACACTTATGTAGCAATTTCATTTTGTTCTTCTTTATCAGTAATCAGTGTATTGTTCACAGCACTCTTTTGTACCCAATGTTTTTATTGGTTAAAACTTTAAAATCTTTGTTTCTATATAGCTTTTAGGCAAATTCCTACATATATATTGTTATTGATTGTGTGAGCTGTGCAGCCTGATAAAAAACATAAGATGCAGGAGCTTAAGAATAATGAAATCACTGAGCGCCTACAGTGACAATTTACTTTTTTAAAAACAGCTCTCGCTCAGCAGCACGGCGGCGAACTAAACCTTTCATTACTTTCCCACCACCTCTGTTCCATTTTGGGAACTGATCAGCAGAACTCATAAAATCACTAGCATTCAATTTTTTCAACAAGGTTGAATCCTTAAATGCTTGCTCACCAATGTTGTAAGTTAGACTAACCAATGCATCAAACTGATTTTGATTGACCACAACTTTTACGGCCTGATTTACTGCAGCCTCGAAGCGCCTCAAATCATGTTGAAAAAAGGACACTGCTTGCGCTTTGGTACAGGTATCACCTCTTTTCACTCTTATTCCATTAGGATAAACCGTGGTGCCGTAGCCAATGGTCCAGACTCCCACTCCATCGTCATAGGCAGCTAAACGCAGATCTTCAAAACTGGTGATTAAGTTGATGCCGACTTGACTTATGGCCATGTTTTGCGCAGGTGATAATTTATCTATGACTTTATTTAGATCATCAACTTGGGTCTGTGTAAGCTTACCACCCGCTAGTACACGTGCAGCATCAAAAAAAGGTTTTCTGTCCATTTTGCTTTCCTCTAGGCAATAAAAAAGCGCCCAATGGGCGCTATATAAAGTTATGGTATTAAAAATATCAGCACTTGGCTGGTTTTAAAGTCAAATTGTTGTTCCACAAATATCTGTTGTTCCAGATGGGTAACTTAAGGTCATGCTTGCTGCATCAGTAATCAACTCAACGCCTACATTTTGATTGATAATTGAATCATTAGAATCAATTCGGTTTTGAGTAGAGCTAATAAAAAAACCTATATTTTTTAAAGTCTTTTCATAGTTCAGTACTATTCCTTTATTTACGCCATTAACAATTAAACCAAGCTCTTTGGTTGTTTGATTTAAATAGACTCCGACTCTGAAGTTATTGCCTACAGGTAATACAACTGGGGAAGGAGTTAAGCTTACTAATGGATTGATAGGTTGTGGAAATCCATTCACTAGATTATATGATCCGCCTCTTAACATCCCACTAAATCTTGCAGATTCGGGATATGAAGAGACTCCATTGTAACCACTATGCAGCCACAACATACCTGACAACATACTGTTATTAGTAGTATCTTGACCATAGAAAGCTATTTGTGCATCCAGTTCCCCATCATTTAAAGGTTTTGTTGATGCAAAACTGTTTATCTTAAATTCAAATGCAATTGTGCCATTATTTGATACTAATTTATCCCCTACAACCAATCCATTTAAAAAATTAGCTGCCATTTGCTGCGAACTATCAATAAATTTTAATTTATATGGAGTAATTGGCGAACTGCCTGATTGTGATTGTTGAGCTATAAAAGGGATACCCCCTAAACTTGAAATTTGGCTGTTAGTAGCATCAAGATTATAAGTACAGGCGGCCAAAGCACTTCCCATAGTGCTCATACTAATTAATGCACCAATTATTAATTTTTTCACTTATTTCACCTTTTTTATAATTGAACGTTTAGTATAAATAGACATTTATAAATTATTGCTAAATCAGATGAGTGGAAATAAACAAAAGCACCCTAAGGTGCTTTAATTTCTACTCACCCTTGTTTACATATTGGCCTTAATTAAGGTCATTTCTTGTAGTAATTCAGCTTGAGCTCACCGAAACAGTTGTGGTAAACATTGCGTTTTCGTCCGTGACAGTAGCAATCACGTTAAAATACGCGGTTCCCACAAATGCTGGGATACTTTGTGTTTCACGGAACAGCTCAATCGTTCCATCAGTTGAAGTTATAACATGCTCCACAGCAGTTGCTGATACATAAGTCATTGTGTATTTTACAGGCAAGTCCGTGGTTTGATATGAACTGCCTTCCAGAGTTAATCCCTGCTCAGAATTGCCTGAATTAAATCCAATATTGGATTGGCCTGCTGCGACACCATTCACATCTGCTAATCGTGCACCACTCAATACTCGAGCTAAAGTTGTCACATTAGGAACAATCATTTCAAGCTTGTCACCAATATTTGCCTGAATACCAGCATGATAACCATAAACTACGTCTGGGGAATTTTCGGTTCCCAAATCAAGCTGCCCCTCTGTCCAACTCAATACCCCATTCTCATACGTACAGTTGGTCAGTTCCCAATCTGATGTATCAGGATTAGGAATACTGGTAACCCCAATTACACTAAATCCAGGCAACACATCAACCTGTTCAAGATTAGTCATAATCTGATCATAAGATACGTCATTTTGAATACGTACTAGTGCGACATGGCCTTCTGGAATACTAGTATCTGTTAATTGTTCAAATAGCATTTCTACTGCGTTGTTTACCATGAGTAAACTCCTTTAAAATTATGTTTTAGTTGCTTTAAAAGTTTAGGTTATTCAAATAATTGCCCTTAAGAGCTATTCTGTAGTACTTGAACAACTCCTTTATTTTTACATTAGATTTTTGTGAAATACAGAGAGTTGAAGTCAAATAATTAGTTTATATATGATAAGAAGCTTGATTAGAGCAAAGCCGCCCAAAAGCGGCCATTTATTAATTACGAGATCTAAATATCTTTTTTCTTTTCTTGCTCTGAACTACCGAAGTAGAAACCACAAGCGGTAGTCATCGCCCCTGCAATAAAACCCAAAGCCGTATTTATTAAGTTGCTGTTCTCCCGTGGCATATCGACAAAGAATAATGCAATTACCAGGACAAACATCAACCCAACTAGTGCAAAGGCCAAGTATGCTCGAGTCTTTTCACTTGTCATCAAAATCTCCTTTTAACCGTTCTTTGGTTTGCTCATATTGCTTCTTACGCAATTCGTGGATCTCTTGAGCCCGCTTATCTTCACGGCGTTTGAAATACAACGTCATGAAAAAAGAGATCACACCAACAAAGACAGAAAACCACACTGCCCAATCAATACTTGCTGCATACGCTGCCACTGATGCCCCCGCTGATATATAAGATACTTTTGGCGCTGTTGCTGCGGCTGTACTTGCAGCAGCTTCAACCGCATTTGCTGCTTGCTCTTGCATTTCCTGACTCCAGAAATGAGAAAAGCCCATATTTCAGGGCTTTTAAATAAATTAGGACTTTAAACAACTGTATAATCGATAGCTGTCTTGACTATGGCTGTAGTCATTTTTCCATTTTTATGAAACACAATCGTAGAATCAAAAGTACCTTGTAGTGTTGGGGCTTGCCAAGCATAACCGCCGCGCCATTTATACTTTTCACTCATTTGTAATTCTGCTCTAATTCCACCCGCAACAGCAGCATGATAAAACTTGGTATTTGTTGTAAACCCTCCCCGAATGTATGGTGCATTACCACTCACATATCGGCCATCGCCAGCTTCATATTCACGATCCATCCAAGCTACAAACTGACCGTTTACTGAATGCTGTAAAATCAAGGCCCATACTTTTGGGTACTGCGTTTTGATGCCGCTGTTGGTACTATTATCAAAAGGTACACGTGTCGCAAATTGGCCATCCAAATACAGCATACTTTCCTGATAGCCAACCGATACAGTTTGTGGACCATTGTCTGTTCTAACCGAGATCTGCTCATATGCTTTTACCTCTGAACTGATTTCCATAGATCCACAGTAAATATCAACCGCAAACGACTGGCTCAATACATAACGCGAAGGGAAATTTTCGGGGTCAACTGTGCCGGTTGTATTAAATGCCATAAGCTCATTTACGATCTGTACTGAAACCTTTTCTGCATTACCACCAAAGGCTTCACCCATTTTCATCGGTTGACCGTCAGCTAAAATTTGGTAATGAATATTACGGGCCGTATTACCACCACCCGCGCTACCATCTGCTCCATGATTGCCGCCCGTGTAAATTTGACTTTTCCCATCACCATCATTGACAGCCTCAACGACTAGAGGCGGCAACCAATCTGTACTTGCTGAATTGACGTTAATCCACTGTGCTGTATTGCGGTCACCAAATGGAGCACGATCGAGGCTAATAAGATTTGGCAAACTGTTATAACCATTCGGCCCAAAACTTAAACGATATAGATATTCTCCAGACTGCCAAATTAAACGCAACCGGCCTGCCTCTGTGCATGTATAGGATAACGCGGTCAAAGATGTCGCACCTGACGGTATAGGCTTACTGTACTCGTACCGAGAAGGATCAATAATCCATGAATATCCCGCACTACCACTATTCAACATTGAAATATATTGACCGTACGGCAACAACTTATCAGTATCCATCGTAATCAATAATTCAACATCACTGCGCGGTGAAGTTAAGCGAATTGTTTGAATACCGCCCCGAGTAATATCAGGCGCCGCATCGGTATATGAAATAATCCGAGTTGCTGCCGAATTAGTACCATAATCTGCCGCTACCTGTTCTTCGATAATCCAGCCATCTGCAGCACCAGGTAACAACGTAGTACCATTCTTAAAATATCGAATGCCATAATAGTAACCTTGTCGCGCATTAATTACTTTTACATCGAGCAAAACATCAAGTAAAAATGAGTTCGGATTACTAGTTTCTGCGTTACGTGCTATACGCTTATTTGGGAAATTCTTGCCTTGATTGATTGTCAAAGCATTTTCAATTAATGGTTGCTGATATGTATATTTTGACGGATCAATAATATGAGAATAACCAGCATTTGAAACACTATTCATTCGCACAAATTCCCCAAATGACGGAAATTTTGCAGGATCAACAGTTATATAAACTCGAAGACTCGGAACGATAATACTATCGAAAACAATTGTCTGAATGCCCTTTGTCCGATCCAATGCCACTGTATACGGATTTGCCAAAGGCACAACAGCGAGTGCTGTTTCTGTAGTCCCATAATTTGCAATTGCTTGCTCTTCGATAATCCAACCATCCATCACGCCACTTGCTTCAGTTGAACCATTTTTAAAATATCGAATGCCGTAATAGTTGCCCTGACGCGCTCCAGCGATCCGCACATCTAAAATCGCATCACGTATGAATGAGTTAAACGGACTCGTGACATTGTTACGCTGAATTGCACGATTAGGAAAATCTTTACCTTGATTGATAACTAATGCTGAAGGGATTGTAATTCCATAGCAAGATGGATCAATGATCCAGGACCACCCACTTGTACCAGCATTCAAAGATGTAATCGGTGTACCAACTGGCGGCAAGCTTGCTGTATCTAAAGTAATGAACGCCTGAAATTCAGATCGAATTGTAGAAACAACTTTTACAGTCTGAATCGTCCCGTTTTTGTTCACATCGGCAACTGGATGTGTATAGTCTACTATACGCAAAGAGGCATTATTTGCGGTCTCATAATTCGCCTTCTCAAACTCTTCAATCACCCAACCATCTAATGCACCTACAATTGAAGTATTGCCATTCTTAAAATAAGACAGTTTGTAGTATTTATCAGGCAACGTTCCAATCAGTTTGATATCCAGAATAACCGCATTGAATACATTATTTGCCGGACTGGTTGTTCCATTACGGGCAATTGAACGAAGTGGATAAGCCTTATGTCTATTAAGTGTTAGTCCATCGACTTTATTTAAAATATTACCTTTATTTTTCCACGAACTGTTTTGCCAAAAGAAAACATTAAAAGTATCTAATGCCACAGCCGCTTTCTTTGGGATTGTTGGGATACTAGCAATCAAAAGTTCTTCAGTATCGAAAGGCTCATATCCTCCCGCCTGAATTACCTGATAAAGTGCTTTTGCAATAGTCGGGTAAATACGTCCAAGTCTAGAAGTAACATTAGATTGCTCGTCACCACTCATGACAGCTTCCCAAGTGTCACAATCAATATCGGCATTCTCTAGTTTTTCTCTTGTTACGATAGGCATAACTTTTCTCCAAGCATAAAAAAACCGCCTGTTAAGGCGGTTATCCGTTTAATTTTGTCTAAATGAAATCGTGATCGTTCTGATAGTAACGATCGTCATAGTTGATACATATAAGCTTATTGGTCATCTGATCATTGGGTGTCATCTCAGTTAGCATGAATATGCTTTTGCTAGAATCAGCACCTTTGATCACTGTGTAGAGTGTTTTGACATAACGATCTGGATCAACAACAAGAGCCTGCATTGGTGGTCTAGTTAAAATGATCTGATTTGTCATTTCACCTGCTGTGCATTCAACAATGTCTACAGTTGCATTCTGCATTTGAAAATGACAGTAATAGGTTTCGGCAGAGACAAAGTCCACATCTTGCGAACAAGTTAAGATCAATCCATCAATAGCAACCACTTCACCATCTTGCGTTTCCAAACGAGTGTTATCAGCAACAAGAATTCGGTCATTACGAATTAATAGGTCTGACTCATTCAAGGCAGTAAACTCACAGTTCACATTCTGAAATTTCAGTTTATTCCACTCGCGCCAAGCCCTTGTCTTTGCAACTGCTTCATTTCTGATGCCTGTGCTCTGAATCTTCAATGGATTGGTTAAAAGGCTGCCACTTGGGATTGAATAAGTAACTCGCTTGTCATCGAGAGGAGATGTGTACTCAAGCTCAACTCCGTCGTAGTCTTTATCAATACCAAACTTAAAGGTGCGAGTTTCTGAACCCATAAGTTTATTTCGATGGTTAAAAAGTAAAACTGAGTTGTCTTGAGGTTTCTCAAATTTAAGATGCAGCTTATTACCAAAGCGCATGGCTTCGCAGAAACAAGCACTTGCAATCATGCCTGCCTGTTCTTCAAAACTTAGATTCTCATCGTCAAAGGTGTAGCTGAACTCAGTCGCTACAGGAGAGCCAAAGTAATCTCTTACTGCTTGAATCTCTAACTTGATTTGGTCGATATCTATTTCAGTTACAGAGCGTCGTCCGATGTATTGGTCGAGCCCCATGTTGATCAAGGCTTGCCCTGCATCTTTTGTGGCCACTAATGCTCCAGTGCCATCTACCTTTAATTTCCGTGTTACTCTACAATTTAGGACACGTTCTTTAACAGATAAAGCACCGTCCGTTGCCACAGTTCTAGATCGAATCACTGTCACATCCGGATATGTTTCCTTTGCAAATGGCTTGGTTAAGTAAACATCCTTAATCTTGCACTCGGTCACAGGATTAGCGCCTGTACCGGCCTTTGTTTTAGCTAAGCGGAAACGCTGATTTCCTATAGTACCGAGCACAACTTTAAAGGTACGTCCAAATGAACTCTTGGATTTTGATTCAACAAAAAAATCTTGTGCTTGGATCGCTCCAATAGGATTGCCCGTCTCGTCAATTGATTGATACTGAACAGCGATCGTTACATCATTGTAAGTCGTCTTACCATCTTTGTTGACGTTGTATAAGCCTTGAGGGAAATATACATTCATCTGCAATGTGGTGGCTGCGTCATGATATAACTCAAACCAACCTATCCATTTATTGGCAATCAATTCTAAATAGATGGTTTCATCATTTAGTCCTTGAGTTGTGCCACCGAACAAAGTTGGAATCTTGTCCCAATCAGAATTCACAGTAGATGCCTTTGATAGTGTTACAGTCGTTTCTGTCACAATACTAATCGAATAATTATCATCTAAATCGGCACTACCAATGTTGTTATTCAGTGTAATACCTGCTGTTAGGTCATAGTCAGCATCTACATAGTTCCAGTTGTAATTGACTTGTTTTGGTGAATCTAATTGCACAACGTAAGTGTAGATTGATCCAACCAATGTTCTTGTCACTGAGGACACAATGTATTGCCCAGACAAATCATAGTTGTTGCCAGCAATATCGACATTTGCTCCATTCAGTAATAAGCCTTTAAAGTCAGTATATGCTGGTACATCAATATCTGTATCTATGCTGACCTTAAAATCGCTAGTTACTGAACATGGTCCCGATAACACTGCATTATCAACGCCGAACTGAGCACCTGAAATTGCTATTCCATCACCTGCACTAAAGAAATCACGAAAGTCTATTGAACTATCAGTACTGCGAATTACCCCGCCCGTTGTGAAGTAAATACTTGTTCCTGAAACTACAACATCATTTGGTGAAACCAAGCTCTGTCCATTGATAGAAGATGACTTTGCGACATCTAAAGGCAACTCAGTGAAGTCATCGCCAACTTTATAAATTGTGTTATCACTTGTGATACTGACATTAGGGTCATAAATACTAACACTGACTCCATCTATACCATTCACATCTGTGTCACCATCACGGCAATCATGGATTTGATAGAAGCCGCGTCCAATACACATCAAGCTTTCTTCAACTTCAATGTCATTTTCATAACTGTTATATAAAACAGCAATCAAATCGGGATATGCACGAATATTCCCAAAGATATCTGGTACACGTCCTTTTACTCGCATTCGGTTAGATCGATTAGCCAATTCATTGTTAGCAGAACCGGGTTGCCCTCCATCAGGCTTTGGCATTGTCAAAATACTATAAACGCTATATGCAGCCATAATAGCTACAATGGCGTAATACACGTACCAAATCCAACTTGGATAGATCACAATATAAAATGTGCCTTTCAACGCCTGTAAATGCTTAATGCCCTCTACATTTAAAGGTGTGATATCGTTTTCTTCTGCAACACTATTGTGATAAATCTTTGTATTCTGCGGAAACACTGTAAATTGCTGCTTTAGATATGCGCTTACATCATCAACATCAGCGGTAGACCAAGTACTTTGGTTATATGGATCAGGGCAAATAATTACTCTTTTCATTTGTAGTAACTGACCTCCTTAAATCCAATTTTCACAACTTCCAATGGCATGTACTGCACGCCACGCCCAGTGAGATGCAAAACCTTGTTATTAAAAAAGACCCCGACATGTGTCGAGGTCTGGAAGTTGTGCTTGAAAAGTACAATGCAGGGTGAAATGGGTGAGCTTATGGGTTCGAAACCACCCTTACCATTCAAGAATTCTCTTAAGCGTTTTGCAAGATCATTTCCTGTAATTTGCTGCCAAGCTTCACAAGCAAATTAATTACACGTGTAATCCTTTGACCATGTACGATCAAGCAAGTTATCTATGCTCATCATGCTCTCCTTAGCAAAGGGTAATCTTCAATTGAGTAGGTTAGACCAGTCTTTACACTGTTTAATTGCGGTGCTTGCGCATCGAATGTCACCAAGCCACTACTATCTTTAGAGATTGTAGGGATTTCCAACGTTTGCAACTGTGTCATAGGTGAGGTCAAATCATCGTCACGGAATAACTTAAATTTGCATTCAGGTTTAACCGTTGAATATATGCTTTCACGAATAGCTAAAACTGCTAATGCCAATTCATCATCCATATCAGCAATGGTTAGCGAAAGTGTCTGCTCCAAGTCGTTTGAAACATTGTTCCGCTTTATGGACATAGGCTGATAAACATAATTCTGACCTTCAGCGACGATCCCATTTGAATCATTCTTCACATACCGGAATACTTTTGAAAAACTTGGGTGTGATATCTCAATACATTCTAGAGGAACAACACCGCTAGAAGCATTTAAATAAAAAGAGGTGTAATCAGCCATTGTGCGTCTCCAATGCATCCGGGAGGTCATTGTTCACTAGCTTTTCTAAGCTTGGAAGTGTTTGTGCTAGGTCCGAATCTTCATTGCCAACACCCACAATTAAATCATCCATTGCTTCATTAATTGGCAACGGCTTAACCTTTAGAGTTGCTGTCACTGTATAAACATCAGCCACTTTACTTGAAAGTGAAGGCGCACCACTAAAGAAGCATTCGTAATCTTCAACAGGCGCATTATCCACACAGATTTTTGCTAGAAAAGGCTGACTTGGGTTTCTCGCCCACACTCGGTAAAAGGCCATTAAGTATTGATATCCTGACTCCTGCACCACCCATCTTGAACTTACCGTATGCATCACACCTTTAAGTGATTTTCGATAGCGATCTGCACCGCCATCCAAGATTTGCGACATAACACCATCACCGATGTTGGCTGAATATCCTTCCTGTGTTGAACAGTACATCATTCGATTAAGTGCCATAACTTTTCCTTAGGTAATAAAAAACCGACCTCTAATGGATCGGCTTACTTAAATACTTCAACTAACTTTTTAGCTCCTTACGCCTAAATTTTTTATTAGAAATTTTCATAAGTTTTCAAAGTTTCCTCAGTTGAATTCCCATTAAAGCTAACAGATGAATATGCTGAAATATATGAAATCCTAACTTGGATACTTAAACCGTTTTCCCCAGCAGGAAATCGAGTTAATCCATTAATATAAAAAGCATCCTTTAGATAAAGAAAATATTCTTTAAGTTCTTCTGGAAACTCAACATTCTCTCCCTTATCCAAGGCTTCAAGGATTTTATTTTTTTCTTCCTTAATATTTGTTAAGCAAATAATCAGATTAAATAAAAAGTTATGCCCCAATTTAATTGAAACATAACTTTTCAGATTATCCCAATGAAGGTCTTGCAGTAGTGAATCGTTTCATTGCTTTAGACTCTCTACTGCTCGGGTTGCCTAGGTTATTCCAAGACTGAGCTACAGCTTGTTGAATATACACGTCAATATTTCCCATTCCATCATCTCTTGTAGTTACTGCTAAAGAAGGGTCATGGTTGATGTTAATAATAGGCTGAACCATAGTAGGCGCACCACCCGAAACCTTACTACCTGAGTTGATGGCGTTTAAGGTATCAACGCCGACTCGCTTGGTTGCGGCAGCATTCATTACAAACTCACCATCTGAGAGTCGAGCCAAAATCGAATCACTAGTACCAGTACCTGGTCCTTGCACATGACCACCTGTAGCAAACCCTTGCGGAGTTAGCGCCTTTAAAGCAGCTTGTAAAAGACCAGTTTCAAGAGTAGCGGTTCCCACTGCTGGCAAGTTAGCTGGAAATGGTGCAGAAGCCCATGCAGACGAAATTGCTGTAAAACTATTTGCTGCAACAGAGAAAAGACTGAAAGCGTGTTGTGCTGCCGCCATTCCCCTATAGATACCAGATTGTTTGCCAGCATATCCTTCAGCTAAGCCAGTAAGTGAACCAAATAGGTCACTTGCCATACCCAACTGATAACCAGATGTCTTCGACCAATAATCCTGATCGATCAAAGCCATTCTGTCTCGATGTGCTTGCCAGATTGCTTCTTGCTCAGCCGCCAAAGCCTCCATATCTGCATTAGGATCTTGAGTTCTCGTCATAACATCAGCATTTTGTGAATCTGCTACTGCCAGTGATTGACTAGTTCGATCTTGACGAGTCTGGTCTAACTGATAAAGCTGATTATTGCTAGTCATCTCAGTGTAAGTACTGCCCCAATTTTTACTTGCTTGAGCTGCCTTGTTAAATTGCTCTAACCGCTCTTGCTCTCTCGATAAAGCAAGACGTTTACGACGTTCATCTTCATCTTTAGTGGTCTTTTCTATTTCCTTACGTTCAAGTCTATAACGTTCCCGAATAGCTTCAGATTCAGACAGAAGAAAAAGCTTTGATTGGTAAAGGCGCTGTTCTTGAGATAACTTAATAAGTGCAAGCTCTTGTTGCTCCTGCTGACTTAAAAGATTTACAGCTTCCTGTCTTTGGCTCTTCGTCAATTCAAGATCATGTAAAGCTTCAAACTGTCGTCTCGCAAAGCTATCATGTAACAGTTGCTCTTCTGTTTTTGTGAAAGCCTTATAGTCATCTAGTTTGGTTCGTATAGCTTGCTGAGCAATGGCAATATCATTATTGGCTTGTACTTGGTACTGAGCCTTTAACTTTCTCGCTTCATCATCGCTATATCCGGCTTTATCAATCTCTTTTAAATCATCAGTTAGGTTTTGGCGAATACGAGTAATTTCATCTGCAACAGCCATTTGCAACTGTATTTGATTTCTCGCAACCTCATTAGCCTGTTTCTCCAAATCCAAGTTGGATTTATATGTTCCATCACTTGGGCCACCTTTGACTTTGGACATCATCGATGGTGCTTGGTGAAGTAACTTCAAGACGACACCATCTTCAAAAGTCACAGTACTATAGTAACCACCACCTTTAGCATCATAAGCAGTTTTTACATCCTTAACTGCGACTGTAGTCGTGATTGGAGTACCCACAGGCATTGCAAAATCAATCCCCTTATGAAAAGAAGAAGCCCCTGCTGTAGGGGCTTTTCGTTGTCCATAATCAGAACTGACTCTGTAGGAAGATAATGCTTTACCTCCAGCTTGTAATCTTGCTAAGTGCTCCTTAGAAACCTTTTGGCCATCTCGTGAACCACCATAACGCACATCTAAATGTGCGCCTGTACCTATTCCAGAATTACCAGAAATACCAATTAAACGCTGAGATAACTTAGCTTGTTTTTCAAGCTCCTTTGTCTGATTCCGCTTAGACTCAGTAATTTCATCTTCTTTTTGTTTAACCGCATCTAAAGCAATTATAGCCAAACTAATTTCTTTGATTTCAGCATCGGTAACAATTGCGGTAACACCATCACCTAAGGCTTTCTGTTTTTCGGCTTGCAACTTATTGATTTGATCAATTACCTCCTTACTGAATCCCAAATTCATATATGTAAGTCTTTCATTTGCTGAAAGCACATCTTGTCTAAGACTATCAAAATAACCCTTCTGAGCCAGCGTTGCTCGTTCAGCTGCCGTTGAATTAAGATTTAGCTCATCAGTATTTGCCTTTACTTTTAATGCAGCATTTTGAGCCTTACTACCAGTGAGTTCGACTTCAATTCCAAAAATCTTTAACGCTGTCGCCGACTTGTTCGCTTTCTCATAGTTTGCGTCATATTGCTCAACTTGTTTCTTTAAAGCGTTATACAATTCTGGTGATACTTTCATGTCATTCAATTGCTTGATAGCGTCATTGTAGCTGATGGTTCCTTTATTCGCTTGATTGATAACCTCGATTACTTTCCAGTTGCCCTTTTCGTAATTTTGAATGTCAATCAATGCAGAGCCAACAGCAAGTCTGGATTTTTCTAATGCCTTATTTTGAGCATCAAAAGCTGTAGTTAGGTCTTTGGTCGCCGATTTCCGATCCACTCCCTGTAATTTCAAAAGTTCTTCACGGGTTTTATCAGCGACTTTGCCCTGCTCCTGTAGTTTCTTAGTTGCAGCTTCAGTACGACCTTGTAGATACATATATCCTGCTGCTAATGCGGTAACACCTAAAGTAATGGCACCAATTGGACCACCCACCAATGCGAGCAACCGAGAGCCAATAGCGCGACTTGCATTTAGAGCATTTTGTGCTGCCGTGTTTGCTGCAATTGCCGCGGTTGTTTGGTTTAACGCTATTCTGTGAGCAATTTCTGCCTGTGTTAACCGAATTGTTGCTGCGGCACGAACATTACGAGTAGTTGCACTGTTATATTCCAATCGGGCAAGGGAAACTTCTTGGGCAGCAAGTGCAGTAACCTGTCGGAGTCGTTGAACTTCTAATGCTGCTAGTCTAACAACACCTTCAGCTTCCGCAGCTTGTGCTGCACGTCTCGACAAACTTGCCCCAATTGCTGTTTTAACAGCTACAGTTTGGCTCAGGATCATTTTGGTTAGTAATGCAACCCCACCAATAACAGCGATATTTATAATTGGTTCCATATTTTGGGCTAAACTTTGTAAAGAACCCGATAGTAGTTTTGCTGCTCCACTTCCTTTTCCTGCTTCACCAACAAATTGGATTACGGCGTTATTCAACATCGTAAAAGAATTAGCAATTGTAAAATCGGTCTTTCCAAATAGATCATCAACAGAAAGTTTCGCCTTCTCCAAAGACTTAATTACTACATCTGCAGTTAATTGGCCTTCTGCTGCCATTTTTCTTAACTGCCCAATATTGCTATCCAAACCAGTTGCAATAGCTTTTAGCAAACCCGGTGCCTGTTCAGAGATAGAGTTAAATTCTTCTCCGCGTAGAACACCAGAGGCTAATGCTTGGCCAAATTGAACTAAAGCAGCTTCAGCACTTGCTGCACTTCCACCTGAAATAGCAATCGCCTTTGCAACCGTATCAGTTAATGAAGCTGTCTGCTGTAAGGTGATACCTAGTCTCTTTGCGTTGTCTGCAAATCGTTGGTAAACCTGAGCCGTACTTTCCCAAGCTTGCCCTGTTGATTGAGCAATACTGAAAGTATCCTTCATTGCTTGATTTAGCTCAGTTTGTGAATTAGTAACGAGCTTTAACCTATTCTGAAGCCCAGTATAAGTATCCATTTTTGACACAGCAGCCCCAATAGTTACAAGCCCTGCCATATACCCTGCTAACTGACGTGTTGCGACACTAAGTCTATCTGTAGAACGAGTTGCGAACTCTCCATTTCGTTCAATACTATTTAGTTCATCACTTAAATTACGGGCATTTCTTGCTGCATTTCTTGAGTCAATCACAATGACTAAGCGGGATTCTTGGGTCATATCACGTTCCTTTAGGCAATAAAAAAGCGCCTAAAGGCGCGGTAAACTCTTGGTATGAAAAAAGCCCCTAGAGGCTTTTATATTGAGTCAAGTGTTTTCTCTTAAAAACTCTTTAATAAACTGTTTTTGATCATCACTAAAAACATGATTATCTTCGTCCCATCGTGTTTCTAATCTAAAAACAAAGCTATCCATAAAAGCTTTATTTTTATTTGTTGTTAGAAAATGATTAATAGCCGCAGGCAAAAAGAATTTAAAACCTTTCGAATCTAAGAAATTACATGAATCGCCAAAGTAATATAGATATTCATAACTGACGTCTTCCCATGTTTTAATACCTTCTTGCGATCTACTGCGTGTTGAAACGGCCTTTAAAGCTGCATTTGTGTAAAACTCAGGCCATTGAAAGTTATATTTTAGAATTAAATCTTTTGCAGACATATTCAGCGCAGTTAAATAGTTATCATCTATTTCTTCAAAATATCGATAATGTGTATCATAAAAATCGCATTCTAACAATGAGTAAGAGTCGCCCAGATCATAAAGAGGAAATATTTTTTCAAGGGTTTCATTCATTATTAACTCTCATAGAAATTTAAATCAGATACCACTAATTAACTTAACATTACCCAAGGCTTCATTTAATCTTTCATTTTCAACATTAGACTTTGTAGCATAAAGTAAAAATTCCTTTAGTATTAAAACTTGATCTTTACTAAAAAATTGCAATAACGTTGTAACATCCTCATATGTATCAGCCCCAATTAGACGACTGAGCCATGATGTGAAGCTGTTTGAATAAAGTATCTCAGTATCACTTAAAAAGTATTTCATAATAGCAGGTGTGTAGAATAAATATGCCTGAGGTTTTAAATAGCTATAACCTGTAGAGTAACAATTTAGGTATAGAACAGGTATATCTAGAGGGTTGCTAAATCTGTTAGCCATCTTCCTTTTTTCTTTAATTGCTTGAATTGCCTCTTCCTGATCTGCTGAGAGCCAACTACAAGTTTCAAAAAAGCGAACTTCCTGATCTCTCCACTCCTCATCAGTTAAATTATGATCAATTCCTTTTTCATCAAAATACCAATGACTTGTATCAGCATAGTCTTCTTCGGCAAGCGTATAATTATCACCTAAAGTGATATTTTTGAATTTTACCTCTATCTGCTCTAATAAGGTTTCTGCATTTATATGCTCTAACAGTTTAAGCCAATTCGTAGGTAAGAACTGCTCATCTTTTTCTTCTACTACACCTGAATTTTTAATCCTCATATTCTCAGCAATCAAAATCAGTTCTATTGAAGGGTCATTAAAAGTGAAAATGAACTTAAATTTTTCATTTCCAAAATCTTTTACAATACAATCAACAATATAAAACTGCCCACTACTCAGGTCATTTGTAATACTAAATTTATGAATTGATGCCTTTTCAAAAACAACTAATGCCTTCTCTAATGAATACTTTTCATCTTCAAAAGTTGAAAAAATATGAACATAAAGGAGAACATTCAAACTGAATGTCTTCGGATCTACATCCAATAAGAAACCATACAACCTAGCATCGTGTAACTCCCCTAATAATTGATAAATTTTCTTATTCATGGCTTGGACTATTCCCCTTATTTTCAAATAGTTTATTTTACTTTTTAGTGAAAAACTAGGAATTTAGGGATGATAAAAAACCTCCCGAAGGAGGTTAAATGGATTTCAGCTTTTAAATAGTATTACCACAGATGTCTTTGGTACCTGTCGGGTAGGTTTGAGTCAGTTTAGTTGAGTCAGTAATAAGTTCTATAGAATACACATTGCCAATATTTGGAGAAGTAGAATCTACACCGTAATAAGCCATTCCATTAGTAAAAGCTAAGCTTATAATTTTACTTGGATTAGTAGAGACATATCCTTTATTGACACCATTAAAAATCACACCAACTTGCTTAGTATCCTGATTTACATATATTCCAATATTTTGATAACCATCACTAGTGCTTGTTACAGGTAATTCAATCATACCAGTTGCCCCGTCAACAGTACTACCAACTGCAAACATAACTTTATTAGGGGTAGTGCTGCCTTGTAAATGATTTGCATACAAAGCTACTATCTGACCTTTACCATTACTGTAATAAGCGTCAGCATAGTTTGGATACATAAATATCTGTTCATTGTTGGTCAATAAAATTGTAGGAACTTTAACCTTATATTCGTATGCAAAAATTCCACTTTGCGGCACGTTACTGCCATTATTTTGCCCAGAAATTGCATTTCCATTGGCTGCAATAAACATCTGTTGAGAATTTTCCGCAGTTGCTGCTACTGTGAAAGATGTCTTTTGTCCTGAGATAGCGGGGAATTTCTGAAACCCCGCGAAAGCTGTTGTTATTTGAGCTTGTGTCGCATCAAAGTTATAAGTACAAGCAGCAAATGTACTTGAAATAGAAACGGCACTAATTAAGGTTCCTAATATTATCTTTTTCACATCTTTCACCTTTTTTATAATTGAACGTTCAGTATAAATAATCATTTATAAAATTGTGTGAAATCAGATGAAAACCACCCAAAAGGATGGCTTTCATTTAATTGAAGATAAATTATGACTTGCTATCCGCTTCAGCTTGGTAATGGTCTTCCTGCTCTTTACTGAAAGTCATGGAATCTTGAATCATGCTTTCAGTGATTCGAAAAAGCCTAATGAGTTCTTTGAATACTGATTCAGGAACGTTATAAACCTTGCCCACATATTCAATGGTTCGCCCTTGCTTATGCTGGATTGCATCAAGCATTGCAGCAATATCGGAAACTTGCTCGTATGCTAATGCAAAGCCTTCTGCAACATCACTTGCGTCATAGGCTTGATTTTTACTTCCTATCTGTATCATACTGTTCATAGTTACATTCCTTATGTAGCAAACTAAAAGCCTCTGTCCGTCGAAAGTTAGGGGCTTTTTTATTGCCTAAAATTTTCATTATTTTAGTTCCAAACCTGTTAAATGTGGTTGTAACTCTTTCTCGAGTATTTCCAACTCACCTAAGAACTCAGGCTTTTCATCCTGCCAAAACCGCATGCTTCTTGCTGAATTGCTAACTTCATCCTTCCGTGTATTAAACTTTAAAGAAACAAAGTTGTACCGCTGCATTAGAGACATTCCTCGTTTCATTAGTTCATCTTGAATCCAGTTAAAGGCATTGATATAGGCTTCTTTAAATTGGGCTGCCTCCTTACCTGTGAAGCCCATAACTAAAAAAACAAATCCATCTTTGGTCATTTCATAGTATGGTTGTGGTTTTCCGTTCTGTAATTCATTGATTTTATAGCAAAGCTTAAAATTGAGCTTTGTAAAATTCTCTGAACATTCTAGTTTTTGAACAGCCTGTAAAACATTTTTATGCTGTTTCTTAAAAATTTCAGCTACTCGAAAACTTGTTGTAACTGGTACTCCATGATCAAGCATCACTAGTGCATTAAAATCAATCTTCATAATATTGACTCATCATTTTGAGTAGTTTTGATTACTCGATTTGATTGATTTTGAGGGTAAAATCCTTCATTCTTTAAAGCTATGAGTAGAAAATGTCGGAATTGCCCACGGGTTGTTCGGTTTTCGTTTTCTGCGACTTGCTTAACAATATTCGCAAGCTCGTCCTCAACTGTGAATGTATACATCTTTAAATCTCTCATTTGATAGTTAATGTTAGATTATTATTGTTTTTAAAAAGTGTCAATAGGTTTTGATCGTTTATGAAAGATAGTTTTGGTTTAAGATTACGATACTACAGAACGCAAAAGGATCTGACACAACAGGAATTAGCTGAAAAGTCAGGAGTTAGTCGCAAACAAATATCTGATTTTGAAATGGATATTCAAAAGAACCCTAGATTATCAACTATTAAGAAGCTAGCCGATGCACTAGATATTAAAGAAGATAAACTATCTAAAGAGAGTTTTGAGTTTTTAGAAGATGAAAATACCCTCGACCTTCAGATTTCTAAAGATGCCCATGAAAAACTATCTTTTCTTGCACAGTTAAATAATCTAACAATTGAAGAACAAGCACAAAATATTCTTGATCAGGCTATTTTAAAAGAAGAAAAGAAAATTGCTACCGAACCTGAAAATACAGATGATGGCAAAGTAGTAATCAGCAAAGAATATTATGATGAATTGATGCAGATTAAAGCAGCACTACGAAAGCTATCAATGGCTGTACTAGATCTTGAAAACCATGAATATGAGTATAAAAGCGATCCATCAAGTTTAAATGAAAAATAAAAAAAGCCCCAGACGGGGCTTTTTATTTAGTTGAAATTAAATTTTTTTACTAGAGAGTATCGTCTTTGCTTATCAATTTTATTTCCTCGGACACATGAGGAACATGAACTAATCCAGCTTGATCGGATAACACCAATAACCCTCTCTCTAAATAATCCCATTCTTCTTTTTGATATGATTTTGAGTATTGAGCGTCTTCAACAACTACAACTATCACTCCCGTCATATCTCCACTTAGTTCAACATAATCACCAAGTTCGATCGTTTCCCCAGTTTGGTAATTCATAGCTAAGTAACTCTCTATATAAGTGGTTCAATTTTTTCTAAGCCAGCTTTTTGACGCCAAATTAGGTAGCAAAAAGCCCCGAAGGGCTTCTTTAAAACTTTAATTCAACAATCTGGCATATAATGATCTTTTCTAAAATGCAAACACTTTTTCCATGTGAAATCAGGATCTGCATTAATACAACGCCCTTCTGGATCTGAAGCGTCTTCTCGATAATCTGGGCATGAACAAAGCGAACAACTTGTATCGTTTTGTCCTGGGAAATTACATAAAGGCGGTTCCTTTTTCTTTTCGTTCGAGTCATCATCATTTTGATCACGATTTGTCACTTTACTCTCCTTTTCAAAATTTTTCTTGATGAAAGTTTTTTACTTACTTATTAACAATTTCAGGTATAGCCCCACAAAATCCACCAGTCTTTTTCTTTATTTCAGTTCCAGATGTAAGAGCAATATCTAATGTCATATCTTTAATATCTGGTATTGCTGCAATTGTAGTTGTTGCTGCTGCAGCAGCTAATCCTACACAAACACCTGCTTTACCCCACAAAATTAAATTATCTTTTAGATCTTCTTTTTCCTTGTCACTCAAGGTTTTATCATTTTCAATTGCAGTTTCAATTACAGCTGATGGATTTTTAACACTCCCTCTATCTTCAATTTCTTCTAAAATCTTAGACCAATTTTTTAAAAAATACTCAGTAGACTTTGGACCTAGTCTATTCAAATCAATAACTAGATCAGTATCTCTTTTCTCATCCTCATAAATTGCTATATAAGGCCCACGAATGGTCATTTTCCCATACACATTTTTGATAATATTCTTATTTTCTAATCTTCCTTTAAAGATTCTATACAATTCAATAGTAGCTGCATCATAGTTATACATGCTACTTAAATAACCACAATTGCTTTCACTTGCTTTAAGCTTTTTTTTATCAACAAGCCAATAAGTAACAAACTCCTTTTTCTTATCGACTGATGGAGCAAGCTGTACAAAACGCTTGCATATTTCCATTGACGCTTCTTTCGAATACCATTTATTTGTGAGTAAAATTATAGCAGCAGGAAAATCCTTAATATCATTTGGACTATACACATAATCTCTAGTCAAAGATTTACCTTTGTATTTTTCCTCAAGTTGGACTTTATATCCTTTAGCCTCCGTATATTCTTCTATTGAATTATTTGTATTTAATGATGTCTCTGAACTTACTGTCACACATCCAGATATTAAAATAATTTGTGCTAAACAGAGAGTTAATAATTTCTTCACTGCTGCCCCCTTTTATAATTGTTCTTTTAATAAACAACCATATGCAAACAAAGTCAATCAGAATGCGATGAATAAAAACTATATGTTCACCACAACATAAGATACGCTAACTACAAGTTTCCCTATTCAGAACAATGCTTTCTAATATTTTCCCATATCTATTTTTATAATTCACTTCAACTTTAAGATTGTTAACTCTCATATATTTAAACTTGAAATGTTCACTACACCAATCCTTAATACTTTCCTGAGTTTTGAAGTACTCTGAAAACTTATTTTGGTTTACTTCAGACAAGTCAAAAGTATTAGTAAAATTTATAATTGTTAGATAAGGTGTCAGTGTAATTGATGTGAGTTCAATTAAATCATTTGATTTATAAGGCATTTGTTTTTCAGTTCTATCATTTGCATTTTTAAATACCCTATTCACAAGATTCATATCCATGTATCTAAAATCACTATCAAGCATACCTATCTTTTGAAATAGTACATCTTCATTAACGTTTGTATTCGCTAATGTTTTTAAGCTTGTAACCAATAAAATTAATGCAAATAAAATTCTAAACACAGAATACCTCGCTTATTTAGAGGTATTTATACCATATATTAAAAATAAAATTTAAGTGTTAAATAAATCTGATAGCGCCTACCTCCCCACCGTACTCTATATAGTCCTAAACATCACTTCTTCCTCTTATCGGCTTCCGCCTTTGCTTTCTTATGCGCTTCATCAAGAAATAGATTATCCAGTGTGAAGATACATTCATTAAAGATGCATCTTTCTACTGGCAAATCGTACTGCTCAACATACGCATTGATAGCGGCTATATCTAAGGCCAGTGGAACACATTGCTCGTATCGTCTCGACCGAGCAATGGTGTTATAGGCAGATAGAATAGTATTTGCTGTGAATGAATATTCAGGTGGTTCTATTTCAGGAAGGCCTAAGGCTTTCCTTTGCGCTTTTTCATGGTCCGAGAGCCCTGCATATCGGCTGGAGAACTTGTAGAGGGTTGTGACTTTCCCACAATTTCAACCTTATAGGCATCAGCTTCAGTTTGAATCTGTTCGGCTTCACTTTTAACGAACAGCCAAATTGATAGCCCAACATCACCCATCCCTAAGAGCTTTAAAGCATTATCTGGATCATAACTAGGCTCGCTTCGGATAGATTCTCCTTCAGTATTAGTTTCAAGGAAAACCACACCTTTCCAGTCTTCAATTAAATGACAAGCTGCTGCCTCAAGAACTAGCTCATGATAAAGCTTATCTCCTTGAGCAACACTTTTAACATCAAATCCTTTAGATGTTATTTGATGATTGGCTCGCTCTAAAGCTACCTGATAAGGCTTATAGCCAATTCCACGCACCTTAAATTCTGCAAGAACATTCCCTTTTGTATCTTTATATTCGCGCCACAAACTAACGTCTTTATTGATTTGAATATTGACTTCTAAAGCCATGATCTTCTCCGGATAAAGGCAGCCTTACGCTACCATTTTGCTTAAGGCGCAATAACACGTGTAATCACGGGTGATACACGAACATGGTTGTAGTTAATGTCGATTGTGATGGTGTCATCGCCACCACCATCTGGATGAGGCGCCTCAGCAACTTCTAATTGTGGGAACTGGAAGGCATAACCATTGCCTGCACTGTCTTCAATTGAGAACTCTAAAGGCATCGTGTCACGTGTCTTAATAAAGTCGATATAGTTTGCTGATTGTGCCGAGAACATGTATTGAGTGTTAACGGTGATGTCTACAATCTTTTCTAAGTAAGTTGTTGCTGTGAGCTTTTGAGAACCAATACAACGAATCGCTTCCATATTGTTGTTGATGGATAGCTCAAGTGTCTGCATACAGGCGCTGCCGACTACGGTTTCACCATTAACTTTTAAGTCACCAACATTCAAAGCGGAAACAAGCACAGCTTCTTGTACTGGTAACGGCGAAGTAACAGGACTTGTTGTAGTTCGCTCAAACACGGTTCCCATTAGGCCAAATGTGGCAGTAATCTTTCCTGTTGTGGCAAGAGATAATGATGCTTCATTAACTCGAACACCACGGTAGATAAAGACTTGGTTAATATCTGAATAGACTTTGACGAACGTAAATGTTTTACGAACATCTCCACCAAAGTTAAGAACATCACTGGCCCAGTTATTCATAGCAACAGCTGACCAGAAGTCATCAAACAAACCAACTGATAATTCAACTTCAAGTGAACCAGTAATTTCTGCTTCAGTAGCCATACCTCCCTGACGGAAACGGGTGTCTACAATGCTGTTAGAAGCTTCAGTTGTGACGTTTTCTGTTAAACCGTCTGTAATTCGTCGTATAGTCTTCCATACTGGTGTAGTTGGTAAGACTTCTGGGGTTTGCTCCTCGGCATAAAATAATCTAATACGACTGCCTGAACTCATAATGTTCTCCTTAATTTTCGGGCATAAAAAAGCCCTCGAATTGAGGGCGTTGGATGTGTTATTTAAAAATAAATGTGGCTAGTAAAGTAAGCATGACTAGAAATGCTAAGAACCAGAATGAATTCTTCCAGTATTTAATCTTCTTGGCCATCACATCAATTGCATCTGAACTTTTATCCAAAGCTTCTCCGCAATCAAACACCATCTTTCTATAGTCTGAGTTTTGTTTTCTTAAATCCTTAGTATTATGCCAATTCTCAATAAGCATTCTTTGTTGTGATTGCATGCGGATAATTACTTCATCAACTAACTCACTATGGGTCATAGATTGCAATTCCTCGCGGACTTCTAAAAAGTCATCAACTTCCCGCCCATCCATAATTATTCACCTTGCGGCATTACTAAACGCAATTGCCCCCTCACAGAGTTAAATGCTTGAAAGCAACGGCTTACAAAGTCTTGATAGTCATTGGATGAATTAGCAATTGCTTCAACTTTAGTTATTTGCTCTGAAAGCAATTTCTCTCCACCACTTGTGAGCCATTGGTGCATTTTTTCACCATCACGTTTACTTGCTCTGATCTCAGCAAGAACCTCTTTTGGCATAATGATTCGATAAACCCACTTATTTGTTAAGTCGCCAAAAATTGCAGGTGATCCACCAATATGATTATTAAACTTTGTGCCTGTAACTTTTGCTAAAGCTTTATAGAAAGAATCTGGGAAACGTTTCTCCCAAGTGGACGCTTCTGGCAAGAGCATCAAACGCATCATATCTTGAACTGAAGGTGGAGCCTGACTAGTTCGAATAAGGTTATCAATTTGCTCATCACACCAAATTGCAAAATCAATATCTAACCATTGAGCAAAACGAACTGCTAGTTTTGGATGCAGCCAAGTTCCGCCATTATTTCCTCGCTTAGTCTTCAAATAAGGGATTTTCCCGTATTTGCGTTCAAGTGCTTCTAAATACTTATTTGTTTCTGGTAAACGCACCCAATCATGGACCCGTTTATTAAATTTACTAGCAGCTTGTGTTGCATTAAACCAACCTTGATTATCAAAAGCTTGATCCTCATCTTCATACTTAATTTTTACAATTGCATTCATTGGTATGCTCCGACTACCCATAAATAAAAGTCACTGGCAAGAAGATGCAATGAGTAGTCGAATGACCATCTTCCTTTCGAACCGTCGCCCTAGCCAGTGGTTGCCTGAGATCAGGCAATAAAAAAGCCATGCATTGCTGCAAGGCTTATTCTTTCAGTTGAAAAAATGGGTTTTTCTCCATTTTTCCTGTTTTGAAAACAAGAAAACCTGCCGCTATGGACAGGTTCGTTTAAAAGTAAATCTAGTTTGTTGAGTGTTTTAGGTGCCAAAACCTCTTTTCAATAGCATTAAAAATGCAAAAACCCCGCATATCGCGAGGTCAAATTTAAAGTGGTTTTCTGTTAAGCATAGTCAACACTACTTTAGACAAAGTACAGTACAAATGGAGAATAAGTCAATTAACTCTATAATTTAAAATAATATTGTACTGCACAAAATCCTTATCAGTACCCACACGATTTACCTGTCCCTGCAAACACTCCAAATGATCTACACTGAAATATTCAAAATGACCAAGCAAAGCATCGCTCAAAACAGTTAAATCTTTCTCTCCTGTATGTGGTCGAGCAAAACATTGAATATTGATCACTCCTGTTCTTCGGGTACATGGCGTATCAGCTAGTCCTGAGATCATGCTTGGACCACCAAGAATACTCAGCCGACACCAAATTCCATCCACAGGAACATTAAAATTTGGTGCATTGGGATACTGGATTCTATCTGGAGAAAGACCTGTAAATACCTGCATCCGCCCCACGATAGCTTGTCTTGCTTGTTCAAGTGACATTGCCATATTAGCCACCGTATTTTTGAGAAATAAAGTTAAACGTCGTGCTATAGATACCTTGAGGTGCTTGATCAGACCAGCCATTTTCAAGGCGTTCTGCGTAAGCTAGATTGTTCTGGATATAGACCAGATTTCCTAGCTTGATTTTGACCGCTTGAATCGCTGCATCATGACTGGCATTGGTTTCTGGTCCACGTACACCCATATCGGCGGATCCTATAGAAACAATGTGAGATGCACGATATGCACCCGTATCTACTGGACTAGACAGCACTAAAGATTGAACCGTATCCATGACAATATTTCTTATATGCTCTCTTGAATCACTGACGACTTTCACGACAAAATCAGTTGGTTTATTTCCTTTCCAAGTCATAGTTTACCTAAATATGCAGTATTGAATATCAATTATATTATTGGTTTTAAATCCCTTAGAACTTCTACTTCATCATGGATAGAGTCTAATGTATTTCTCATTGAGTTTAAGTTCTCATTGAAAAAAATTGATCTTTGCTTTTTATCTTCTTCACTTAATGAATTACCTTTTAGAATAATAAAATCACCTTTTACAAAAATTGTTTGAAATTTAACTTGTTCCAATAAAGTGACCAATTTTTCCGCTTTATCTAAAAAATCTTTTCCATCAGTACCAATACTATTTTTGTAAGTTTTAATTTTAATTTTTATCTCATTAAATTTTGAATTAAATAAAAGGAATTTATCTTCTAATTTAACCTCAAAACCATCTGTGATAGATCGTTGCGAAATATCTAAAAATATTTCATTTATTAAATAATATGCACCTCCTACATCAATATCAATCTCATCATAAAATTTATCACTTTTTATAATTTTATGTTGCTCTCGCCAATCATTAAACAATACAAAAGCAGCTATAGGAGCTAAAAAGTATGCAGTTAGGGTTAGTGAATCCCTTAATACTTCATAGAAAATAAATGAGTCAAACGATTTACTAAAATCTGACTTTAGAACGAATCCCAATATTAAAAATGTTAAACAAAACAGGCCAAGACAAAAAATTATAAGCTCAACATTCTCTTTTAATGTTTTTTTAGACATACATCCCCCTAATTTAGAAGGATATTAGACCAACAATTCAAACCTTTCTCAACTGGCATTTCCAAATCGTTTCGGCTGGATCTTGCTGAATATGTATGACTCGAAACATGCCTAGTGGCGTAAACCACTCATCATCAATTTTTGGCTTCATGGTTACTTCATTTTGCAGTACAACCGCCTTTTTATCGGTGGCCAAGACTCCCAGCGTCTGTATCTCGTATTGACTATATGAACCAAACAGCACACCACGGCCTGTATAAGTCTGTTTGATCTCTCTATGGGTTTCAGTCAGAGGATCCCATTCTGCTTTGATTTTGCGCTCACATGAAAAGGATTGAACGGCGTCTGCTAAATCAGAATCAAATTCCTGGGCAATGTCTGCCTGTAGTTCGTCACGTAAGCCCATTAAATTTTCCTCACAAAGAATATTGAAGAGCGTTTGGTGTATGGCTTTATCAAATCCAGAATGTATTGCTCAGTGGCATTTAGCTTTAACGATCCGTCCTGATATTCCTTTTCTGATTCAACCGTATCAGCTTTGACCTTTTTACGCTTTAGAGCCTGTTCCTGACCTTGGTAGAGCTCACCTTTCATAATGCCCTTAATGATCTCATATGAAGCTGTTTTTAATGCCTTGGGCACTTGAGCCAGATCATCATAAGGTTTCACATTACGGGCGATCAGATAGGTCTCTGCTTTTTGAAGATAATCAGCCTTATCACTGGCAGATAAGGCATCAAAGCCTTGTACATGATCAATCGCTTCCTGTTCAGTGATAAAGCTCATTGCTTATTCCCCTTGCTTCGGCTGTGGAATAAGGGCGATTAACTCTGGCTTAGAAGCTGAGTTCTTAAACTCAATATTAAGATCAGTTAAGTGAGCCTTGATTTGTTCCACCTTCCAGTTTTCATAATCACCTGCTGGTGGACCATCTAAAGGATCAGGTATTCCTTTACCTTCATTGAGTTCTGCAATGCGTGCTGTCATTGCTTCAGGATCATTCATGAATGCAATAAACTCACCTTTTACGCCAGCTAATTGCTCTTCAAGTTGATTCACTTTTTCTTGTGTCATTTGTCGTTCCCGTGCTCTGTTAAAAGATGAAAGTCCCATGAAAGGATCTCCAAAAAGAAAAGGCGGTTAATACCGCCTTTATTTGACCTTATGTTTAAACGCCACAATACGAATCTGCTTTGGATCGTATACGCGCTCCCAGTTATTTTCTGTTGAAAGGCCGCTATTGTTAGGTGCAATTCCCATTGCTCCCGACCATTTAATCCCACGAGGATGCAGAACAAAATGACGGCGGTTAATCAGAATGTCTGAACCGGCTAAACTGTCACGATCTGTCTCAACACCAACTGGTGCTCCAATATCCTGAAAACCAATTGCACCTTGGCCAAACAGGAACGAGGTAAATACATCACCATCAACAGGCATACCGTCATCGACAATGACACGGCGATCCATAAAGGTCTTATAAAGCACCACACCATCTGCATCACGTACAGTTTCAATCAGTCCTTGTTTCGCCAATGCAGCCATCGTTGCTGAATGCATGGCAATTGATGTTAATTTATCAACCGCATCACCCAACTTATAAGAAGCATCGATAAAAGAAACACCATCAATCACTGCAGAAGCACCAGCTGAAATATCGTGGGTATTGCTAGCCATACTCGCAGAACCGAACACACCTTTAAGTGTATTCACAGTGAAACCCTGAAACTCTCGTGCCCAGTAATCTGCAACAAGATCACCAACGGCACCCAATGGATCATCACCAGACAATGCCTTAGCGAGGTCATTGGCACCCCAAGCTTTACCACGAGCATGTAAAATCGCAATATCCTGTCCCGCTGCAATGTTATTCACGGTTAAGGCCTGATTATCTGATAGGACTTCAGACTCACCGTCTAAGTCGTTCCAGAATGGAATATTGACAGTAGAGCCGCCTTGGGTACCGAATGCCACCTCAACATCCAGTTCACCAACAATACCCGACTGCCATAAAGCAGATTTCTTGGTGGTTTTATTTAAAACGTACTGAGTGAATAACTCCGGTACGATTACATCAGCAATTTTTGTTTCAGCCATGTGGCCTTCTCCTTAAAGTTTAATACCATGTTTTGCAGCAAGCTCTTTGGCTAACTGCGGATTTTCATTTCGTAATTGCGCGAGTTTGGTTAAGTTCACCGAGCCATCAGGTTTAGTGATATCGACCTGAGTTTTTGTATTGGTACTACCTGGTGAACCCGAACCATTTGCTTTTGGCCAGAAATAAGGTTTTTGCTCGCGTAAGGTTTCAACCCATTCCTTAGGAGACAATGGCGTCTTGCCATCCTTCCCAATAACGACGTCGCCGTTTGTATCAACTGCAACAGCCTTGCCATCTTCATCGAGTACAAATTTAGATTGAGCTAGGAATGCAATATCAGCAGTCGCTTCAGGTAAGGCTTCAAGCTCAACAGCGGCTTGTACAATTTGACCTTGAACGACAGATTGTTTGAACTTATTGGCATAGGCTTCGGCCTTATCCGCACGTTCTTTTTCCGCATTCAGTAACTTGTCATGTTGTTCACGCATCTTCTCGGTACGCTTTTGAATGACTTCACTGACTTTACCTTCAGCAATTAATTTCGCATCTTCATCGAGCTCCAATTGGGCAAACAGCTTTTTGACAATTTCAGGATCAATCCCTTCAAACTGTTTTTGTAGCTTCTGGAGTTCTTGTTTCGCATTCTTGGCGGCATCACGCTCGCTTTGTAATGCAGTCTTTAGACCTTTCGGATCTTCGTAACCATCCAGATCAAGGCGAAACTTCCCGTCCTCCTCGACATATAAGCCACGATGTTCCTCTTTAACGTCTTCTAGTGAAGTCACAATAAATGGTAATGACATGTTCAAACCTCTCGTTTGATTAGGTTGAGCCTTTTCTCAAGGCAATAAAAAACCGCCCTAAGGCGGTGTATAAGTAAATGCGATTATTTCAGTGCTAAAATAATCGCGATAATGACAATTCCAATGACTAGTCCTAAATTGGTAATCGCCTGCATTAGTCCTGCTCGATCGGCACCTTTCTCACTCATTTTTCCATCTACCTTTAACTCGGATTTTGATGTATTCTTATGCATAGAGATATTTCTCCTTAACTTTCACCGGTTGAGTTGATTTAAAAACCTCAGTGTTAGCGCACTGGGGTTTTTGCTTTATTTGGTCAGCATATTTCTTTACTAAGCCATTGTTTAGACGGAACTAGTTCCAATCATTTTGAATAATTACATATCTAAAAAGTCCTCAAGATTTTTGTTCCATAACTTTTTCAGGCACTAAAAAAGCCGACTTGTTGAGAGTCGGCTTCGCTTGAAAAAATAATAAATCATGTCAATAGGGTTTAAAAGCGGTTAGTTACCAAAAACTCAATTAATGCTCGATAATTAAGTATTTCAATTAATTAAGAATGTATTTTAAAAATTATAATTGCTTTCTATTTACATTGTGTCTCTCATATACGGGCACCATGCAGAAAATCATAAAATACCGCCTGACAATAAAAATCCGCCTTTCGGCGGTCAGTTAGAAAAATAAAACTATTCTAAAGTTACTTTTTCCTGGATAAGAAAATAGAGAGCTTTGTTGTTAAAAGGGATAATTAAATACCTTACAAGCACCCCACTTGGTAGAGTAAGCATTGCAAAATAAACAGCTAGATCATATACATCTACATCATCACTGAAGCACCAACTAAGATAATCCATGATACGAAAAGCTAAATACTTTTTTCGATCCGTTGTATCAATTGTCATACCTAAAGGTTTGGTTAATAAATAATCCTGAATTAGTGTTTCAATTTTAGAAAAATTAATTTTTTCATACGTGAAATCTCGTCCAACATAATTATCATAATGCTTAAAAAAGTTGCTTTCTATTGATAATAAGGAGTCATGATCAACAGTAAAAATGTTTAAATGTTTCTCTCTAATATCACCATCGATTTCAGCGAGACCATTCAAAAAACCAGATAAAAAACTTATTGAATCATCAATTAATTCCATAGTGAAGTCACCTTTATTATTATTCACATTTATACTCAGTATCCTTCAAAGCGTCATTCAAACGTAAATACATAGCATTTTGACTCTTGTAAAACTTTTTAAAATCCTTCAATGTCGAATCATCATCCTGATTATTCTTCTTCATTAGCTCTTTGTAGTCAGGATAATTTTTAACTACAAAATCTAATAAGTTAACTCTTTTTTTTGCTAACTTACACCAACTGCTTTGAGACTGAAACTTTTCTTCTTCTGGAATTTTTTCATCGTTATAATCACGAGAATCAATCGCATTTTGCAGTACTGCTCTATTTAATTCACTTTTAAGACGCACATATTCCTGTTCAAATTCTTCAGGAGTTAAAGCAAAACATGTATTAGCAGTAACTAGACAAATTATAAAAGTAAATAATTTCATCAAAAATCCTTAAATTATCAATATCTCAAATCATTAATTTTCTGTAACTTTTTTTACCGTCACAGTTATAAACCCGCGTGGAACGTAGAATTTAGACATACCGTCAGGCGCTTTATCCACAATTAGGACAATTCTAATAATTTATCTAATATTTCCTTTCCTAACTGTCTGGTATTCTTTCTACCACCGGAATCAGTAAAACTATTTACGCAATACTTAACGCCTAATTGTTCAAGAAATGGGTATGCTTTTATCTTTACCCCATCGAACTTGACCAATATGGTTTTATCTTCTAACTGTTCAATTTCATAGTTATCCGCACTATATGAGCGAATGGTTTTATTTCGGGACTGATCAATAATTTCATAGTTAAAGTTATTAGCTATCTCAATCAACTTATAAATATTACCAATTCCCCATTGATTTGAAATGACATATCTATCACCATTATTCATCGTAAGAATATGCTCATCATCAAAGAAATAGCGCCCTTTTCTATGTTCTTCAACCTCTTCATACTTTTCAAATAACTTTTCCAGATTGTCATACTGAGAAAACTCATTGCATAAAGCTTCAAAATGTTTAAGTTCTAGTTCATTAAACCTAGTTTTTATGATTTCTAATGCAAGATTTCTTTTATTAAAAACATTGCCATTAAACAAGAACTTTGAATAATCCCTAGAGCTTGAATTCTTTGCTTCCCGTCTTTCCTCTGACTTTTTATGTACTTTGATCTGGTAATCTTTAGCTTCTGGTAACGGTATAATTTGCTGAATATCTAAGAGAATTTGTTCGCCATAGGTATAGGGCTGTATTTTGATACATGTAATGTCCAGATTCCGCTCATTCAACCAAATTACAGATGTCGTTAATTCTTTGGAAAAGTTAGGAGAAACCAGAATAACTCTTACATCATCAGAGAAAGTGTTCTCATCTAAGTCATCTATATCCACAAAATTAGAAATTTCTAGAAACGCTTTATCTCTATCAAAATCTGGAAATCCATTGGCCTTCTTATATCTATAGAAGTTATCTACGGCGATATCTAGTGTCATAGTTGAGACCATCGAGGCATATCTTAATGCCTGAAGCTCCATATGATCTCCAGTCTCAGTCCGTTTTAATTCAATAACAACCAGATTGGCATTTTTATCAATTGCAAGAAGATCAATTCTTTTCTTAGAACCATCCCATTCAGAGTATTCCTCGGAAATAATCAAACAATCTGGAGCAATAACTGAGATATTGTTTTTGATTGCTTGTTGAAGATGAATCCTTTCATAAATTGATTCGTTTTTAAAAGTTGTAGTTTCAACAGGTTTTATTTCTTTCTCGTTAAAAGTATAAATAGCCATTTTATCGCGTAAAAAACAGAATTCGTTAACTTACAATGAATTACTATATTTTAAAACTCATTTATCACACTAAATAATTAAAATGATCTTTTCTCAAATAAAAAACCACCCCGAAAGGTGGCTTTGATTAGATTAAGTATGATTTATGAATTGCTATCCACTTCCGCTTGGTAATGGCCTTCCTGCTCTTTACTGAAAGTCATGGAATCTTGAATCATGCTTTCAGTGATTCGAAAAAGCCTAATGAGTTCTTTGAATACGGATTCAGGTACGTTATAGACCTTGCCCACATATTCAATGGTTCGCTCTTGCTTATGCTGGATTGCATCAAGCATTGCAGCAATATCGGAAACTTGCGCATATGCTAATGCAAAGCCTTCGGCAACATCACTTGCGTCATAGGCTTGATTTTTACTTCCTATCTGTATCATACTGTTCATGTTGTTTATTACTCCATGTGATGACAATGCTAAGCCCTTTGATTCCTGCAAGTTTCGTGAGGGCTTTTTTATTGCCTGAATTATGCATTGTGGTTTCCTAGTAGCTTTGAAAGCTTGGTCAGTCCCTTTGGGGTTACTCTCACCTGCTCCGTGATTTTAGCTGAGCCATCTCCACGGGTGATTTCCGTTACCTTGTGCTCTAAATACCCAGACTGTACTTTTTCTTGATAGCCCAAGTAATGTGCTGAGCCTGTACGTTTATAAATCCACTGTTTTTGATTTAACCATGAGATCAGATCTTTTGGTCGCATTTGTAATGCTTTCGCTGTATCTGTTAGGCATAAGCTTCCATCTGCTGTCGCAATACGGTCAAAGGCTTCAACTGTTGGTTGCATAACTTCTACTTGCTGTTCTAGTTCAATCACTTTTTCTGAATACGTGAGTAAGGCATTTCGCAAAGCCTGTGGATCTGCCAATAGTTTCATTGGATCAATTGGTTTAGCAACTTGAGCTTCTAGTTCCTGCCAACGGTCTACTAAGCGAGCTGTAAACTCTGGGCAAAGTTGGGCAACGACAATGATACTGTCTCGTTTACCTTGTTCGCCTGTGAATACAAAAAATGTACTTGGTCGACCTGCCGTAGGCTTTTCCTCAATTTGAGGAGAAGTAATAACACATTGGTTCACAAGAGTTTCAATCGTGCGTTTAACATTATCATGACGTTTTTCTACAAGCTCGGAAATTTCTAAACTTGTCATTGATTGAGTTAACACTTGGATAATTGCATTCATGCTTTTACCCCTTTAGGTTGATTTACCATTAACTCAACTGCTTTATTGATTAAATAATTCATTGAGCGTTCTTCTTGCTGAGCTTTTTCTTTCAGCTTTTTATGTAATTCTTCTTTAATGCGAAATTTAACGTGTATAAATTCTTTAGCTTTCATAACAGCCCTCTACTTTTGATAAGTTTATGTCACCTTTTGGTTGGTTTATCGGATATAATTGTTCTTGCTTTAAAGCACATAACAACAAATGTCTAAACTGTCCTCTAGTAGAGCGGTTTTCGCGTTGTGCAGCTTGTTTGACGATTTCAGCGAGTTCGTCATCAACTGAGAATGTATACATAAGTTACCACCTCCTATCAAAAATTGATAAGTTTTGTAGCTTGTCAAGATATAGGGTCAGTTATATGGCAAATTCTTTTGGCGAACGCCTTAAATTTTTAAGAGCAGCGAACAATCTGTCACAACAAGAATTAGCAGAATTGGTAGGAATTAGTCGTAAACAAATTTCTGACTATGAGGTTAGAAATAGCATTCCTAGATCTACAACCATCTATAAGCTTGCCCAAGCTTTGATGGTTAAACCTACAGATTTACTACCTGAAGATTTAAACAAAGAAGATCATCTTCCAAATCGTTTACCTTCACTAATCAAACTCCATATTCCACCTAAAATATACGATAGACTATTGGAGGCTACTGAAAAAAAATAATACCTCTCTAAATCAAGAAATTATTGATCGCATAAAGAAAAGTTTTGAATTACCTAATAGTGATATAACCCAGATTCCAACTGAAAATTTAATGATGGAGTTAACTAGCCGCTTCAAAGGCCACTCTGTTGTTGTTATAGATAACCAAGACATAAAAAAAGCACCATGAGGTGCTTTTTTATTAATAAGAATCAATTAGGTACTTACAATTAAATTCAACTCTACAATTACTTGATCAATTTGAGACTTAAACGAATCAAATTTAGCAATAATTTCCGGAAGAAACGCTGCTGCAACAAGTCGTTCCGTTCCTCTCTCACGTGCAACAAATGTATCAACCTGAAACCCAGATTCAAATAACTCACCTGTAATACCATGACCAGCTTGATTTGTTAATGGTATATATTTGTGCTTGAAGGCATTTGACAATGTAGCAAAATATTTAAATTCGTCCGTTTCAAAGCATGTAAGTTTACTTAATAAATTAGTGTAAATGCCAGTTGTCTCAGCCTCTAAAGCTTGTTTAACATCCCTATAACAAATATTATCAATAGTTAAATCAACACCGCCTCTCTGCAAAGTTACTAAACGAAGCTCGAAAATTAGTTGAGCAACTAAATCAGCCAAACTATGAATTTGAACTGTCGTTGCATAAAGTTGGTTTGTTAAAAATATCTCTAGAAAATTATTTTTTTCATCATCATTTAACTCTGATTTTGTTTCTAACAATTGTTTTAAATGACTCAAGAACGTTCGATCACTCTGATAGAAATTATCAGTTGGATTCATAAGAATTTTATTTACATAGATCATATCCAAAACACTTTCAATACTTTTAAAACTTTCCAGCCCCGCAATACTATTATGGATATTTAAATCTGACATTTTTCTATTCTCTTAAAATTGGAGACATAAGTATATGTTTCAAAAGATTTTTTTCAAATAGAAACCGTCTAAATATTTTAATTATTCTCTGATTTCATAAAAATCTTCCGGAATCATTATGGGAAAAAACATACTAATAATTGTTGTCTTACTTGTTTTCGCTTGGCTTGTCACCACTGATCGAATGCCGTCTTTAATGGATATTGGTCATGAGATTGCTAAACATATCCTTCCACCAACTAAACAATAAAGTGAAGCCTTGAAGTCCTTTCTTAAAGTGAAAAAAAACCACCTTCTTAGGTGTTTTTTTTTAGAACAATTGATGTAGCCTTTTAAAAAGTATTCCTATTATTAGCTACTTCATCAAGAAGTTCCGATGTCCGTCTAGTGTTTTGTTGAATTTTAAAAATTACGACCCAAAATTCCGACATAACGCGGACAAGGATTGAACCAAAAACCAGAATAAGAATACCAATAAATATACTTTGGCCGCCTGCTACCTCATGTGAAGCTATATTTGTCCCTGATCCAGAATTAAGAATAAATGCCAAGCCTACGATCCAAACCGACAAAAGCATTAGCCAGTACATAACTGTAATTATTTTTGTAGACAAAACAGCATCTAAGAAAAAAATATTTTTCATTTCCACCCCTATTAATAATATTATGTTTGCAAAACGTCCTAATCATATGGAATTAAAAATGAAAAAACTACTTCTAATCGCTTTTTGTTTAATTGGGGCTAACGCTTGGGCTGGGAATTGTAGCAAGACAAGTAATTCATTTGAAATAGAACAATGTATGGCTGAAAGTGTTAAATCACTAAAAGCAAAGTTAAATAAAACTTACAACAAGGTTTACACACAAACTGAAGCAAAGCCTCAACTCGATGCCGCTCAAAAAGCATGGATAACTTATCGTGATTTACAATGTGCGGATTTTGTTGACGCTGACTCTAATCATAGTCCAGCATCAAATTCTATTTCATTAGCCTGTCAAACAGACTTAATTAGCCAAAGAATTGACTATTTAAAATCTCTACAAGAATAAACAGCACGTACTATAGCTATTATCAATAGGTGTAAGCCATTGAAATTCCCTTAGGAATTGTTTTTCAATGGTTACGCCTTACTGTTTATTATTCGAGATAGACCGACAAATCTATGCGCCAGAATCATCATTTCTATTTAAGATATTAATCAGATTCCAGCGTTCTAATCGTAACACTGGTAAATACATACTTATCTGGTCGATCGATCTCAGACACATCAGTAAAGTTCAGGTAAATATCACGAATATTTACCCCTGTTTCAATCTCAAACTTATTGACTAACTCTGCAATCTGATTGGTCAAAGCCTTTTCTAACTCTTCCTTACGCGAACAACATTCGCAAATTGATACCTTTAACATAGTAAATACCTCTACGTTTGTTAAATTCCAAGCTCCTTAAATTTTAGCTCATCTAGCTTTCTAAGATGTTCTAGTGTGTAAAGCTGCCCATCGGGATCAAAGAACTTGTCAAAATCAAACTTACCTTCCTTATAGAGCTTGTACCGTTTAGGCCCCAGCCATTCCTTTTGAAATAAATCATCTGTTTTCTTAAAGAACTCTTTGAATTTTGTGTTGGCATCAATCTGGCCAATCAGCTGCTCTCTTTCATCTTTTGGAATGTCCTTAACTTTACGTTCATCCATCACGAATGGACGTTGGCCAATCAGCAAACCATCTTTATCAACGGGTACTAAAATACTCCGACAATTGGGATGCAACGGCGGTACGCGCTTTGCAGGGTCATTGATCTCCCAAACTGTACCATCTAGAGACGCACACAGCTTGGATGTTCTCCCGTCCAGTGTTGCAACTAACCTGACATACTCAAACCCTAACTGATTGAAGCTATCTAAATACGCCTGATTCGCTACATGGCTGCGTACTGTTCTCACCGTCCGATCGATATCAGACTTACTGGTATTTAGAATGCCATCCTCATAATTCTGGCGTTTGGTACCACGAATGCGCTGAATGATTTCCTGATTGGTCTTGCCGCTGCTGATTCCATCACGAATTGCATACTCAACCTTTTGCCGTGCACTTTCAGCTATCTTAGACAGTAGATCATCGACCAGAGCACCGCCTACCAGTGGCGTTTTCTTCACTGAAGAATAAAGCTTATTGCCGTTGGGCTTCTTGATCTGGCCGCTGTATAGTCTGGCAGTATAATTCGCCTCATATACAGCTAAAGCTGCTGCTGATACGGCGAATACCTCGGGAATAGAAGTGCTTAAAGTGGAAAACCATTGTGAAATAAGATCTCGGATCTCTTTAAGGTTAGTTGTGGTGTATAGCCCGCCAGCTAAGCCCACCTTCTCCGCATCATTTAACTCATCTAGCAGGTCCCGAAGCTTTGAAAGCATTTGGTCTGATTCAGAGTGAAATAACCTGGTTAATTCATTCACCGATTGAGATGATGCTCGATACAAATAAGCCTGGTGCTGGGTGAGTACCTCAATCAGATTTTTTTGATTATTTGAAGCCATTTAGCCCCCTTACAACGGCAGACTGTTTCGCTCATCCTCAACGCGGTCAAGTTCCTCTTCGTATTCATGCGCTGGAAGCTTGCCAGTAGCGATATATTCCCAATAGGTCTTGAATGAGTTTTTGCCTGCAAGTGCACCTTCATACAATTGCTTGGCCAAGTTGATATCGTATTGCTGAACAATAAACTCAGGCTCAACCGTAAAAGCGTATTTAGATGGATCTAGCTTGAGCCACTGAGCCGCATATTTAATGGCTTGTTCGATGGCTTCTGCAGCACACATCACAATGCTGTGTAAGCTTGCATGTTGATCATCCTGACGTGCACGGCGGGCTTCTCCTGATTCCTGAGTATTGGTATCAATGACCTTAGCCCCTGCTTCCAATGCTGAGTTTTTCTGGGCATCCATTTCCTTTTTGGTCATTTCAATCCCATCACCTGAGATTTCCAAGTAACCGCATGCTGATTCTTTAGGTAAATCCCAAACAGCCATTACGCCAGTCACGCTGATATCGGAATCATCATCCAAACCACTGATCCATGGTTGTGGATGAGCTGTATGATGTAAAGACTGAAAATAATCAGCACTCAACTGGTAATACTTCAGTGCAGCTTTAGCCATTGTCAGCAATGGTACCGAACCCACATCAGGTGAGTTATCTGTGGTACCGCAGAATACAAAAGGCGTAAAGGAAAGCTGATTACCACCTAGATCCGGTGTTTTGTCTTCAGGTAAAGCGCCATCAAATAACCGAACTGTTAAAGCGCCGTCCTGCATAGATAAAACACGATGCACAGTTTTGGTTTCGTGGCCAAACTCATCTTCGCTATTATCAAACTGCTCTTCAAGCACCAACAGCTTGAGATCCTTACGGCCACCAATGCTGTTTTCCTTCCAATTGATAATCGATAACGCATCATACAAAGCAAAGTATGGGACACCGTCAGCATCTACATCTACCAATAAGCCACAACGCCCGTATTCAAGCAGTTCTAAAGAAATTCGAATAAAAAGTTGTTTAAGCCCAAACCCGTCATTGGTGGCGTTATTAATCAATCCAGTGAGGAGATTACTTTCTATTACAATGTCCGGCTCAAGCTTTGATACCAAGCCAATCATCGTACGTAATGAATCCTGAATCCATAATGGATACTGGGCACGATTCATATAGGCTTTATAGATCTCACCTGCAGTATCGCCCTGCTTCTCGGCTTCGATCATGCCTGCGGACTTGGAAAGGTATTTTGTCGTGGCTTGCTTAATCTCTTCTTCACCAGCAACAGCATCACGCATCATCTGCCAGCTTTTTTGTGCAGCAACATACTGCGGATGTTTATCAGTAACTGCCATAAAAACACCATAAAAAAAGCACCTGTAAAGGTGCGTTGGTTAAGCCATTCCTCGGATCCTGCGCATTCCTGCTGACTTTTTGTCGATCGGGAATAAATATGCGATTGGATAAGTACCTGCATCATTCATATGGTCAAAGCCTGACTTCTTATCTGGCTGGCCATAATCATCATAGATCTGACGTTCCAGGCATTTCGTGAAGTGTGGGCACTTGATTACGTTTATGAATAATCGGCGCTCAGACAAGGTATTGCAGAGCATGCCATTCATTGAATTGATTCGATCCTTCACAGCAGGGTTTCTACTGTTGACGTGGACCTTAAAGCCAGCCTTTCTGAGTAACACCAGATCGGTTTCACTGGCATTGCTCGACTTGCGGTTTTCACCTGAAGCATCGGGATAGATAGCGATCTCATGATCAGGATAGCGTTCCTGTATTGCCTCAATCATTGCAGGTGTATCAAACAGATTTACAAACTCATCAACCGCATGCATTTGCTCACCACGGCGCACATAGACCACAGCAGCCATCTTGGTAACGTTAAAGTCCATCCCGATGTGCAGTACATCATTCGGTTGAATCGTTTCATTTGATGTACTTAGTGTTCGATTAAAGCAATAGAAGATAACACCCTGATAACTTTCAAAGCTTGCCTCGTATTCCTGACTGAAGGTCTTAGGATCCATTTTGCGTTTAGCAACAATGATCTCAGACTCAGGAATATTGCCACCTTGAAGTGAGGTATATGAAAAGCTTCTACAATCTGGTTCATGTCCAGGCTGACCATCCATGAATGTGTCATAGCAATGATTAAAGCCTTTCGGCGTCCCGATCCTTAGTACATGTCCTCCGACACGTTGTTCGCCGTTGATCATATACTTACAAGTCGAAAGCATCGGGCGAAGTACCTCTTCCCATGCCGCCCATTTACAGTCGGCCCATTCATCAATAATCAAAAAGAATAAGCCAGATCCGCGAAGGTCATCATAGTTATCCAGACCTACCACACGGATAACGTGGCCACTTCTTAAAGTAATTGAACACTCGGTTTCATTTGGCTTGCCTGCTCGCCATGATGCAGGAATTGCCTGTTTTAATCTTTTCCAGAAAACCCGCTTGGCTTGCTTGAATGTAGGTGCTGCATACCAGATCTCATCTTCAACTGATACTTTCCATTGTGCTGCCAGTCTTGCTGCCCTGCGCATCTCTGCTTTGGCCAAGAATGTTTTACCAAAACGGCGGCCACAGACCGCATCACGAAACCGCGCTTCTTTTTGCCAGCCCCATAAATAGATATTGGCTTGCTTAGGCGTTAACTGAACTGAACCTTCAGGAGGATTAAAGAATTGGCTCATTTGGTATCTCCTCATCAGGATTCAGAGCAATTTTGTAATCCTCATCAGGAGGTCGATGTTCTGGAGGATTCACTTCACGCTGCAGCTTTTGCAGTTCTAACTTCTTAATCTCAAGTTCTACATCGGCTTTGGTTTGAGCTTTTTCATTGCCGTTTGCGCCAGTTACCTCCTGACGATTGGTAAACAACCCACCCATTTCTTTTGCTGCTTGTTCCGCCCATTTAGGGGTTAATACAGGGTTATCGGGGAATTTCTCTACAAGTTGTTGTAATAGCTGTAGACGGTAACGTTTATTGGCTATCGGGATTGCTTCAAGTTCATCATTGGCCAAACGGCGATATTCAAAAAACTTATCTCGTAATTCCTGGCTTAGGTCTTGCCCTGTTCTTTTGGTGGGATCATATGCTTCACACTGTTGAGGGCTAACCTCAATATTGAAAATATCTTTAACTGATTTGGATGTTTGGGTAGGAGTTTCAAACTCGGCAAGCATCCTCACGATGAACAGTTTCACCTTTTTGGTAATACGTGCCATTTCAACCATTCCATCCAAGTACATCCAAGAAGAATGGCAAAAAAAATTTAAACCACTCTTAGAAAGCAAGTTCCACAGGCATGGTAGACATCAGCCTTTGCCACAGTTGGCCTTTGGTTTGCAGCATTCACCATTTCTTGTACGTCCTTATTAGCGCCATAACGGCGAACTACACCAGTAAACTCTTCAACATCATGCCCTTGAATCGTCAGTTTAGGCTTACCCGTTTCACGGTTATAGGCTGGGATACCCCATTCATCTTTCTTATGGGCGATATGGTAAAGCTCATGCTCAATCAAAGCACAGAAATCAACATCATTTGCATGTTGAGCATAAGTTGCATCAATCGTAATGAGGTAATCTGGTAAACCATTGATAAAACTGTTCTTCCTGCCGCTCTTTCTTCCATCCACCCGCATTAATCATGACCTTTTCAGTTTGGCCAACAACAAAACGTCCTTGTTTCTTGAATCCACTTTTAGCCCACATCACGGCGATCTGCGGATAGTAGAACGATGCAAGATGAGCATGATCAGGGTTAAAAAGCTTATGTTCAGGATTGAGGAAAATAGTCTTGATCCATCGCCACAATTCTGGTGCCGGTACAAAGTTTGATGTTTCTTGGGCAAATATCCATTCTGGTGGATATGGGCGTTGCTGAATTACAAATCCTAGTTCTTTCATAAATTTCACCCATTAAAAAACCCTCCGAAGAGGGTTTAGATCATTTAAGTAAACTTTTAAGACTTTCGGAAAATACTTTTCTTCTTGCCTTGATCAAAGTGTTTTGTTCTATCTTCCAATCTATTTTAAGATTACCAAAAGTATAGTTTAAGCCCTGAAAAGGTATAAAAATTTCATATTCAATTATTTCACTTAATATATTTGAATTAACAAAGCTCTCAATTTGTTTTTGTTCTTCAATAAGTCTCTTATATTGATCATTGCTTGAGTCAGGATGATTATTAATTAATTCTAAGACCTCGTCTTGAGCTTTTTTTAAAACTCTTATGAAAAACTCATCCTTATTATTAAAGTCATCAACTACTTCTCTAATTTTGTCAATTATTGAAACTTGTCTAACCAAAACAAAATCAGCTTTTGTTTTTTTAATAAAATTTGGAGCTTCTCGAATATCCATATTTAAGGATGCGATGGTTTGTTCAGGCAACCTATGAATCTTAAAAAACTCAACCCCACAAGCAGCTTTTAAATCACTCAATTCCACAATTTTATCCATTTTTCTAATGAAAAATAATTCTAATTTAGTTTAATACATATTTCAAATCATCAAGCGTTTCTAAGTAATACCCCTGTTTCAAGCAAAATGCATGTATGTAGTATAAGTATTCGGTGAATTGAACAATTGATGCATCTGTAGTGCTAATCAGTTCATTCAACCCATCAACGACTTGCTGATACATTGAGTGCTGCTCTTTCTCTAGAGCCAGTACAAGTGATGTCTGAATGATCATTGATGGTGAATACTGCTTGATTCATACCTACATCAATTGTTATTGCTAGCTAATTTAAATATCGTATAAAATAGTGTTGCAGGAGCAAGGACTTCCCGATGGTTGTATTTATACTTCACAGGGTTCGTGCCGTTGGGTCAGTTTTAGGCTGGTCTGTTTGCGTTAAGGTAACACCCTAGCAGACCTAAAGAACGAAGGACGCCATCCCTAATTTATTAGGATTAAAAGATGAGGCGGTAAAAGTTGCATTTTTTTTGAGAAAGCCCGTGAGGGCTTTTATTTTTTGTATTTCAATAAAAAACCACCCTAGGGTGGCTTACAATTTAATTATTCTTCAAAGTAATCGTCTACTTTTTCAAATACTTCATACCACTCCAACGAGGTATCCACTAGAAAAAGCCGTTTTACTCCATTGCATTCAAATATTTCGCACTTATAAGTAATTTCATCTAGTTGCACTGGCTCTGCATCAGAAGATGATGACACATCTAAACTTGATGTCTCTAATCTTGGAACGTTTATAAGATCATCTATTTTGATTCCTTCCCCTTTATAAATTTCACCATCTTTGGGGCCGCCTATAAAATACACTAAGTTTTTCATAATTATACCTATTGTGTTTGGCTTAATTATATCAAAAAAAATCATCCTGATCTTTAAGATTCAACATCCGCCCAGTCTTTCTCCATAAAGGAAAAAACCCGCTCTCGCGGGTTTTAATGCGCTCAATCCTGATAAGTTTTGAGGCATCCAAATTTAGTGCTGCTTAACTAATTTGGCGGCGAATATAGTCACCTTCAAACAACTGGAGAACGATATGAAAGTTTTACAACTCACTATCTTCATTTTCTTAATATTGATTTCACAATCAGTGTACTAAGAAAATAGCAGCCTCACATGAGGTTGTTTCCATTAAAGAATATTGCTATTTATCAATTAAATCAATAGAAAAAATCCCTCTAAAGCTGGGCATAAAAGAAAGCCTCCCTTCGATAAGCTTATAAAGGAATCACATGAGATGTTCAGCCGCTGCCAGTTTGTTACGAACCATTCCCAGCTTCTAAATAGTTTTGTTTGGCTTTGGGCAACGGCGTATTGCGCGGTTTCGATTTGTGTTCACGCTTTCTTGTGAGCTCGAAATATTTTGAAGTGTCTATATCACATATCCTTTTTATCGGATTTTATTAGTTAGCACCTAAATTTAAAAGTAGTATATTCATACAAAACAAAAAAATAGGTGAAATAATGAAATACTTAAAAGCCATTTTTATACTCTTAATTTTAGTAATAAAACCTATACCAACTTTTGCTTATATCCCAGCGATGCCACCTCTAGCTCCACCACCGATAGATTTACCAATTAAAAATATTCCACAAGAAACACATGTATGGTGTTGGGCTGCTGTTGTTCAGCAAATCATGTTATTTAAAAAGGGGCCTGCAAATACACCACCTCAATGTGGCTTGGTTGCGGCAGCTAATGGTGTGAATCCAAATTATTGTTGCGCCAATTTAGGTAATTGTGCTGTCACTGGAGATGCCTCTAAAATCCAAAAGCTTCTATATTATTTTAATGGCAGTGCCACAACATATACCTTTCCAGCAAATCCAATGGCGTTATACCAAACATTAGCTCAAGGACAACCTGTCATTATAGAGTTGAGTCAGCCCTACTTGGGGATGACTCATGTTGTTGTTGTTCGTGGCATGGGGTTCGCTCAAACTTCATTTGGAATTGTCCCTGTGTTGCATATTAATGATCCGATGGGGCATCCTGGTTATACGCAACCAGTGCCATTTGACCAAATTGCTCCCTTATGGAAATCTGCAATTGTTGTTCATAACTAAAATATAAAGCCCCGCAGTAACTAGTATGTTAGCGGGGCTTTCATGTGCCGAAATACGCTCGGCTAGTTGACTCGCATTGCGCTAATGCGAGTGAGGGTAAAATTTTACCCCTAACTAAACGGTGGAGCCTTTTAAACTTGTTGCACTTAACAGGAATCGAATCTATTGCCTACTACTCAGGAGAGGGTCGCCCTATCTTACTGAGCTATAGGCGCAAAACTTAATTTCGATAGAGTGCGAAATTCACCAATTTAAGTTTAAAATATTGAATACCTTCACTAATTTCATAACTAGACTTTTTCTTTTTTTCTTGTAGTTCATGATATATATAATTTAAACTTAGATTCTCCACTCTATAATTCCACTCAAGATCCTTTATACAGTCAACAATAACAGTAAGTCTTTGTACAAACTCACTTCGAAGCTCATTATTATTTTTTGCATCACAAATAAAATGTAGTGAATGCTCAAGTTCTCCAGCCAAATCTAAAAGTTCAGTATGTAAAGATTTTAGCTTACGATCAAACTCTTCATTCGCCGTCAGTGATACTTTAAACAATTCCTCTATGTCATAAATTGCAGTAAAAAAATCAACTTTTTTGGCTAGCATAGAGTTAAGTATTGTTAGAGAATTTTTGGCCTCAGAAGCAACTACCTCTTTTTCTTTTTGTTTATGCCATAAAAGATAAACACCTATTGCAATGATGAATGGCGTTAAGACTTTCAATATATCTAAACTAATTATAAAAACTGTATTAACCAAATCTCAGACCTTATAGTGATATTTGTAATATCAATTATATCAGTTTGTTATTTAGAGTAATAAAAAAAGCCCATCTTTCGATGAGCTTTGATTCTAGTGACCTACTTAAACTTCGACCACTATAACGTAAAAATAGCATTTGCCTTGCGCAGGGTCAACTGTAAATAAAAGCAATACAGATTCTTCAAACTTAATAATGAAGCGGTTTGAATAATTATCTCAAATACATACTTTTGCAATTTTATAAAACTCATCTTTATTATAAAACATATTGATATCTCCCCACTTAACACTATCGCCTTCTCTATAAACGATATCTTTTACAACAGTCCCATCAGAATTAATGATTGCATCAGCAACCAATGCTATACGATGAGTACTACAGCTTACCTTAACTTTAACAAAACGCTTTCCTAACCATGTCAAACGACCATTGGGTTTCATCACTCCAGTAAATAGCATAGAAATTATAGGATAACCATCACTGTAATATTCATGTACACCAGGTCTAACATACGATGCATCAGATTTATTTTTTGTTAATAAAGTCCAAGATATACCATTTTCAATAATACTTTTTTCTTCATTCTTACTGGATGAAAGAAAACCTGCTATTGATCCATTCCCCGCAGCCTCTCCAGTAGACCTTGCGTCTGTGTTATTTGTTTTATTAATCTCTTCCTTAACCATCTCAGTTGATTGATCAGGGACTTGACTAAGAGGAGCTTCATATTGTGTTTTATACGTTTCTGGATAAGTGCTTGCTTTCACTCCTGTGTAATTATAAGTATAACCACTTACTGAAGGAGTAGTTTTAGTCCCAACTTTACCTGTATATGGGTTGATATTACCGGCTGTACTCCAATTATTATAAAAACGCCCATCCGGACTAGAGCGCATATGAGGGCTAACATAAGTGCCATTACTACGATAATACCCACGTACTGAAACACCTGCATAAAGATAAGATGTATAAAAAACACTTACTGAAAGCAAAAGTAAAACTGATTTAATCCCCATATGTATAAAAACTCATAAATATTTTATTTATTTTAACATTTTAAAATTTAAAGCCCATTTAAAATGAGCTCTAATTTTATAATTTTAATCTAGCAAAATTCATACTCAATTTTGATAAGAATCTTCTTGAGCCTTGCTAAACTCTAATGACTCCTGAATCAGTCCATCCATAATATTAAAAACACGTTTCAGTTCTTGGAATACTGAGTCAGGTACATCATAGACCTTACCGACATATTCAATGTTCTTATCACATAGATGCCGAACAGCGCCAAGCATTGCCGCTAGATCTGCTACCTGCTCATAAGCCAAAGCATAGCCATCCGCAACATCACTTGCATCATACGATTGATTCGAGGATTTCATATTCATATGTATCCCCTTATTCAGCAATGTTGTTTACAGATTCAGTTTTTGAGACTGGACGGAATTGTATTGTGTTAGAAATTAAATTCTTCATGAATAACCACCTCGGGCTAAGAATAATAGCTGCCACCTACAGGCATACCTCCCAAGCAATTGTACCCTAGAACTAGGGTACATCAAGTTTTTTATTCATTCTTTGGAATTGTTTAAGACTTCAGCATAATTTGATGTATCTAGACTATTTCTCTTTAGCAATTCAACAATCTCGTTTTTGACACCAATTGGAATTGGTCTTCTTTCTTGTAGCCAATCTCTAACTCGACGCGCATCAACCTCTAATGCCCTAGCTAAATCACTTTGCCATTGATTACCATAAAGTAGCTCACCAGCTTGCTTCAATTGTTCAGGTGTCAGTCTTACACCGCCCAAATCTTCATTCATACAAACCGAAACTCCAGAATTATCACTTAAATGATAAATTTATTTAGCAATTGCTAAATTTTATCGCTTAAACGATAAATTTTATAAGCATATTTATAAAATTATGAGGAAAATATAAATTTTTATCACTTAAATTATAAATTTATCGCTAAAAATTTATATTCACTTATATTTCTACTCATCAGTATTTACTGTTTTACCCAGTACACTATAAACCCATATCTACAATGCAATGCTGCCAATCCGCACTTAACATCTTGTCTAGCATCATTTTGAGTACGATCTTCATTGGCCATCTCAGACCATGACTGACCTCGAAAGTAACGATCAACTACTGCATCTAGCCATTCATCCATCACTTCACTCTGACCCAAGATATCCAATATGAGACGCTGTACAGCGCGAGCCTCGTTGTCATTGATCTCACAAGTGACTCTGCCTCGCTTTGGTCGTGGTGGCTCGTAATCATTGGAAATATAGTCAGCAATGACTTGATTACGTTTCTTCTTCGTCAGCTTTTTGGTTCGTCGCGTTTTAGCAACGTTATCCATCGCCACTGCAATTGGATTGATACTCTGGCCACATGGACTTGTATGACTATAGAGCCAAGCACCGAATTGGTAGAGCCAGCCTTCTAAATCGAATCGTGACCAATCAATTGCTTGCATGATATGCATCTTTTCAATCACCAATGTCATTTTGTACCTCTTACCAATTGCTCTATCTGTTGAACCGCTAAACCAGATTTCACTTGTTGCGTGCTGAACCGTAAAACCTGAAATCCTAAAATTGCCGCTGCGTTGTATTTTTCCATGTCACCGATATAACCAGTGCCACGTGTATGTCTTCCGCCTGACCAGATCCCACCTTCAACCTCGATCAGTATCTTGGTATCACTGATCAGGAAATCTGCCCGCCATTTCCGTGTTGAGTGAAACTTGTATTCGTGTTCAAAGCCAATGCCTAAAGCTCTTAAATCTCGCATCAGGATTAATTCGCCTTCACTAGGTTCCTGTTGCTTAGGTTTAGCTCTAGGTTTGCTCTTCCTGCTAGCTTTCGGTTTGACCAGTGATTTATACTCGGCAATACTTAATCTCATTGATCGCTACACTCATAGCGTATGGCTCTTAGCCTTAGAGCGCTACGTTGACATCGTAGAGGTCTCATGCCGCATTCCCCTTTTGCTCAAAGCCTACAGCGGTAAAATACTCAGTCCACTTTTGAATGTTCTTAGGGTCCTTCAGCATGGTTTCTAAGCGAACAGCAAGCTGCTCATGAGATTCATTTCCTACGGCGTATTTACCGAAGTCAGGAATACGGGATAACTTGCCTGCTAAAAATTTGATTTGTTTTTCAGTGAGGCTGTTTTCAGATTTTGATTCATGTTTCTTGCTTGGTTGAGCGCAACGATTCATACGGTCAAGTTTTGCCTTGGCTTCAAGCAGCCAATTTGCAAAGTGGTAGATCATAAGTTCATCACACAAAAACTTTTCAGCATTGAACTTCTCGAATGCTCTAAATTCACGGTTGAACCAACTTGCTGAGATGATTTCGTTTGGACTGATCTCAGGATTTGCTTGAGCAATTTCCTCACTCAATTTTTTTGAACAGAGCCAGTGTTTTTTATTTTTAGATTCTAATGAGAGATTCATTGGGAGGTTCTGTGTCCCAATATTGGTACTGGTTGCAGTACCGTTTTTGGTACTACTGGAAGTTGCGTTATTGGTACTAGTACCGTTTTTGGAACCAGTACCTAAATTGGTGCCCGTTCCGTTTTTGGGACTAGTTCCATTTTTGGTACTGGTTGGCTCTTCATCTTCTCGGCCAACAACACCAATCAGTTGATAGATTTTCACTCCGTTACCTGTCGTTTTACCTGTGAATTTTATGAATGCAGCTTCTTCAAGTTCATCCAAAACTTTAATGATGGTTTTACGGTTAAGTACTGTATCTTTCTCCAAACGTTTTAGGCTCGGATAGCATTTGTGCTCGTCACCGGCTCGGTCGGCCAAAGCAAGTAAGACAAGTCTTTGGCTTGATGTTTTGACCGCTGCCTTAAATGCCCAAATGGTTGCATCTAAACTCATAAACCCACTCCTAAGAATTCAAATGCGCTTTTAGCCACGATTGGAACCTGTCCATTTCCAATGGCTTTAAGTCTGTCCACCCGATGGGCCACCCCATCAGCCACTCGACCCAATTCGGGTTCAACCGACCACCACCGTGTCCACTCTTCACTGCCCCAGCTAAACCGTTCTGATGATGATCGCTGACCATTCCTCGCTTGTTTCCATCCGATGCCTTGGGTGTTGGCCACATGTTGACTACTGTTTCCAATCCTGGTGAATCTCTCAGAAAATCGGCTGGTGATGTTCTTGGCTTCGCATCTGAAGCTTTGGGTGTTGGCCATATTAGATAACGTTCTTTGGCTGTGGTCCCATGTGCTCTCATAGTTGTATTGCTTCCCATCTGCTGAGCTGTTGGTGTAGGCAACAATCCACACTCTGTCACGGATATGGGGCGCTCCAAAGTTAGATGCTGAAAAACGTGTCCAGTGCGCGTCATACCCCATTTGGGCAAGATCACTGATAACTCGGGCAAGTCCTCTGGAAACAAGCATTGGTGAGTTTTCCACCCAGACTTCTCTAGGTCGAACTTCACCGATAATTCGTGCCATCTCTGTCCAAAGTCCTGAACGTTCTCCATCAATTCCTTTACCTTTTCCTGCGGAGGAAATGTCCTGGCATGGAAAGCCACCAGATATGACATCAATAATTCCTCGCCATGGTTTTCCGTCAAAAGATTTAATGTCAGACCAAATTGGGAAAGGCGCGAGAATTCCATCATTTTGTCGTTGCGCCAAAACTTGTGCTGCGTAGGCATCACGTTCAACTGCGCAGATTGTTTTGCATCCCAAGAGATGTGATCCGAGTATTCCGCCACCAGCGCCTGCGAAAAGAGCCAACTCATTCATTTCATCTCCTTGGGTCTTACATATCCACCCATGTACTCAATCTTTCGAGCGTTATACAAACTCGTTTCAATCTCTCCCGCCAAATACAAGGTAATGCGGCCACAACGAGCTAGTCGTTGTCTAAACTCTTCACGGGTTATTGCCGCATTTTCTTCGTTGTATCCACGTTTACGGAGATTTGCTTTATTGCGTTCAAGCAATTTATTTAGAAGCTCCAGTGCAGGTTCATACCAAGACTGAATCGCTTGAATCTGCTTAAAATCTGGAAGTTGTTTAAACTGTTGATTCATGTCATCTCCTTTTGAGCGTTCAAAGCTCTACTGAGAAATTTAGAAACGTCATTACTAATCACACGGCAGTTTTTAGAAATATGGTTTTCGATATGGCGATCTGCGCCCATGATCAAAGTGACTTGCGTCGAATCATCGGAATTGTGTTTATCTTTGCCAGACTGTTTTGCTAGATTGTGTTCGTTCATATTTTTGTCTCGCTTAGCAAGTATGAATAAAAGGCCATAAAACCGCTTCTGCTGCTAATAACTGGAAGCGGTTTTTTATTTGTCCTGAATACAGGCCTTAATTTGTTGTTCTAGCGTGGCAAGCAATACATGCATTTCGTGTATGACCTTTGCCATGTCGATTGCCTCGCCTTGTGTTATTCGTCCATCCGCAAGCATTTCTCTAAATTGCTTGCTTACGTTGCCCTTCTTGATGCCGAGATTGAGAAAGGTATCCATCAGGCAACTGTCTCTTTTGCTTTCAGGTATATCTGGTAAGTCGATAGCAGCTTTGCCATGTTCTGCACAGATCGCCTGAAGTATTCGGAAATCCCCTGTTATGCCCATCAGCTTTGAAGCTTCGAATAGAGTCAGGTGATGTGTTTCCGTGTTGGGGTTGACCTTACTATTGAGTACCGCAGGGCTTTTGATGCCCATGCGTGATGCAAGCGCATTTGCCCCGCCTTTAAAGTCGTGAACCGTGTGGTAAGCCGCATCTAATATGTTCATTGCGAGTCCTTTTGAACGTGTTTATTAGATGACTGCTTCATTACCATTTTGGTTAGGTAATAGTTGAACTGGATACAACCCAAAATGTTGTAAGACTTCCTGTTCAGAAACTTGCCCATTACTTGCTTGAACTAAAGCTGTACGGAGTTTTCTACGTGGTTCTTTATACCCATACAAAAGATGCGTCTTTAGATAACCACTTGTTGTACCAGCAGCTTTTGCATATTTTTCTAATTGCTCAGGAGTCATTTTTAAAATGAAGTCTCTAAATCGCATAGATTGATCCTCTCTAATCAATCCAAATATTACCTTTTAGGTAATGAAAATACAACCTTTTTTCTTGTTTACCTTTAAGGTGATGAATTTACAATTAGTCACTAAGAGGTGACTAAAAGAACGTTCGTTCAAAAGTTCTTTTGAACCCATTACAGAAATTTACTTCATGAGTTGAATATGGATAGCAAAACAATTAGATATAACAATACTCGTATCTTGGTTGACCAAGTTGGCGGTGTTTCTAACTTTGCTAATAAAATTAATAAAGGCCAATCACAGACGAGTCAGTTTGCAGGCACTACACCAATTAAAGGAATTGGTAATAAGGTAGCTCGAGAAATCGAAGATGCGTTCGGAAAGCCACATGGATGGTTGGATGTACCACATGAAGATAATGAGAATTTTGAAAACTCTTCAATAAGTCCTAATGACGAATTACAAACCTTAATTTCAACCCTAAAAGACTTAGACTCAAAAGGGAAAATATCACCCAAACTGATTATTGCTCTTAAAGCGATAATAAATTTGTCAAATTAAGACATTTATTTAAAATAATAAAAAAAAATTTTAAAATTTATAGAAATATTTTTAAATTTTAATTATGTTATTTCTTACTCTGCCTAAGGCAGGCAGAAATAGTCTTTAGACAATTTAAAACTAATATATTCATAACATTTTTCAATCTAATATATCTGAAAAATCTTAGAAATATTTTATGGCTTAAAATTGCAAGACAAAAAATGAGGGTTTTTAACATACAAAAATTGGGGCTAACAATTGCAAAATCAATATTTTACACACATATACGGAGGGATTTCTGTCTTAATTGGAGTTTTTGGGATATATACTAATGGATGGAGTTTTTCAGATAGATTATTCTGGCTTTCTTTAGTTTTAATACTTTTAAGTCTTTCATTTATTATTGTATTAAATAAACTTTTATTAATTATCGACGGTAAAACAGATGATATTAATAAAAGTGTAGCGTTAGCCGAAAGTCTTAAATATGAACTTAAGTCCGCCCAAAATGAGATAGAAAGCTTTAAAAATATTACTTCATTTCTTGCTGCAGAAAAGCTCGCAGCTCCAGCTAAACGTAAAACTATTAAATAGAGAACTTCTATGAATGATATAAATTTTGAAAATTTCCTTTATTATCCAAAGTTAAGGACTAGAGCCGCGGAATTAAAAGGGTTAAAACACTTAACGGATAATCGAAAGGATCAAATTATTCCTTTAATAACTGCGGGGAAATGGCCTAGAGCTACATCATTTGAGTCTGGGATTAATAAAATTAATGAAGTTTTTGAGAATCGCCCTTTTTTCTTAGATTTAACAGATGAGTATGATACATTTACTGAAGAACAAACGTTGTTGAAAAGCTCATCAAACAATTATCAAAATTGGCGAAATTACGTTCAAAGATTCCCTAATGCTTTACCTATAGCACAAATTGATCGTCATTCTAGTAATCTACGCGATTTCGTAACACAAGCTCGGTTATGTGAACAAGAATTTGGGAAAGTTGCTTTTGTTATTAATGATTATATAAGAGATATTGAACATGTTGTAAGTGCTTTGAGTGCACTAGATGATGTAAATAATGCAATAACCTTTATCGATTCAAAATATATTCGTAATTCATATCCCGCGGTATTGGCTGCAAATATCCAAACTATTAATACTATTCGTAATGATATTCCTGAAGCAAATATTTCAACGCTTTCAACAAGTTTCCCATCGAGTCTAGCAAGTTTTTCTAATGATGCTAATAAAACAAGAGGTGTTATTGATATTTTAGAAAGGCAACTACATGAGGAACTAGGCGGATATGAAGTAGCTAGCTATGGTGACTATGCTTCGATTCATGGGATTGTCTATGATAATGCACCAGATGTCATGCGATGGGCAGCGAGAGTTGATTATCCTACAGAACAATATTGGCAATTTGAACGTCGCCCTAAAAACTCTGTAGCAAATGGTAGTACTGGTACAGCTAAATCAGATTTTATTCACGCAGCTCAAGCTATTTTTGAATCGAATCCACATATTGCGGAAAGTGATATATGGGGCGAACAGATGATTTTTAATACTGCGACAAACCCAGAGTTTGATGGTATAGGATTTGGGCCAGCAGCTTGGATATCTGTACGCGTAAATATCCATTTATCAAAACAAATTGACTATTCCAATCAATTAACTAGCGAAGACGGACAGGAATGGGACGAGGATGAGGGTTTACTTTAGTTTTTCTGGGTAATATTGTCATACCACGAATATCAATAGAGTTGAATTTTTGATTCAACTCTATTTCATTTGCTGTATCCAAAGTCTTAGGTGACATCGTTTTCAAATTTTGCTTTAATTTCTTTAATCTAGTTATTTTTTCATTTCTATTTTTAAAGTAAATCAAAACAAACTCTCTAATTTCTGATTTAGAAAATTCTGCTTTGATTCTTTCGAGTAAAACTTCCCTATTCCCTGAAAGAGGCGCTGCTCTTGTTCTCAGAATTTTTTTCAATTCATCTACTGGTAGATGTGTTAACCAAGAAGTCATTCCTAATTTTTGTTTATTAGATCTTCTCTTGATAATAATTTTACCATTATCATCTATTAGCCAAACTCCTATTGATAAATCACACTCTTTTAAAACTTTTGAAAGGTGCTTTTTGGCACACACGACAATAACATTTTCAAAAGAAGTCGTATAATTTTCTATTTGTGTTGGCAATCTTTCTAAATTATCAAATTTACTTTTTATCTCGAAAACAGAAAGTTGACCATTAGCCATTACCAAATCAGCACGACAAGTAAAGTTATTTACAAATAATTCACTAATAAAGACCGTATCTGTCAAATCATGCTTTTGAGAAAGATGGCTTATCAGATAAGAGCGTATTTGCTTCTCATTCATACTTACCTCCTTCAAAAACTGACTATTAAGCTTATCGTGTGAATATACATTTTTTGAGATAGAAAAAACACATTAAAGGTGTTAATTGAACAAAAAGAATTCGGCTATTAAGGTAATTTACATCTTGCATTAAATTACCTTTTTGGTAATATTTATCTCACTGACAACAAAAAGCCCCGAAACTTTGGACGGCGACGGGGCTTTGCATTAAAGCGAGATAAGTATGAAACAAAAGCATATACATAGTCAAACGTCCCAACGTTTACACCAACACCCTTCTGCTGCTGATTATCAGGTCAGTACACTCAATTTCATCAAAGCCAATCTAAAAGATGCGCTTAAGCTACTCCCTATTGTGGCTGTAGTTTTTCTTATTTGTATCGTCCAAATCTTTGTTGTTTACAGCATCCTTGGAGGATAAAAACATGACGCATATACAAGCAGTACAAAACACTAAAACTACGTCATTACCACCATCAAAGACGTTCACAAAACAACCGACAAGCTATGACGCACATCGACTTGAAAGCCCTGTAAATACTGGGGTTTCAGCATCATATACACAGGGTAAGACCAAGAATTTGGAGCCTGTCATGCAAAAGAAACGCTATACCACACCTTTCGCGCAATTCATCTGTAAAGACGTGAACGGCTACTACAACGTACGCCTTGGCCCAAAAATTTATTTGGTCAAAGTATCGTTAAATTACACTCCTGATTTTGATGGTGAATTCTTTGGTGGTGCACAAGCCCCACGCTTTGAATGGCATTCTATTTTGGTTAAAGAGTCATTAGAAAGCCAAGCACGTCCAATTACAGATGAAGAATTAGCGGTGTATTGGCTAAAAGGTAATATCAAGAAAATCGTAAATTACCAACGTGCCATAGAACGTAGAGCGAAAAGCCAAACTCCACGCTATAGCAAAGAACAGCGTATCGATTACCGTAACGCGCAATATAACGGTGCTTAAGGAGATTTATGATGAATGCAGCCGTGAATCAACAAATGGCATCAACCTGTACACTAGATGCCTTACAACTTATTCAGCTTGAGTTAAAAGCGCCAAAGAGCAAATACAACAGCTTTGGTAAATTCCATTACCGTAGCCTCGAAGACATTCTTGAAGGCGTTAAGCCACTATTGCAAAAGTACGGCGCTACCCTTGTAGTCAGTGATGAAGTACAAGAAATCGGCCCTGTTGTCGTGATAACTGCTAAAGCAGTCTTTACCGATGCTCAAGGCAAACAAACCATGACTACCGCACATGCTGGTGTGGAGATCAATAAAAAAGGAATGGATGTTGCCCAAACTTTTGGCTCTTCCAGTTCATATGCCCGTAAATATGCGTTGAATGGTCTATTCCTGATTGATGATACTCAAGATGCCGATACTGATGCATACCATCAGCAAACCAATACGCAGACTCGCAACAATCAACAGAATACCCCTGCTCAAAATCAGCAACACAACCAAAACCAACAACCTGCTCAACAACAACGCCGGCAGCAAAACCCAACGGCTCAGCCAAATGCTGCTCAACAATTGACTAATGATTTTCAGCAAGCATTAAACGCGATTCATCACACCGACAAAGAGGCAGATCTAGGTACGATCTATAAGCGGTTTAAAGGTACACGTTATGAAGCTCAGATAGTGCAGGCCTGCAAGGCAAAAAAGGACATGGAGGGTTGGAGTGCGTAAAAACCTACATCTTTAAGTATGTGGCCAAGCTTCACGGCAAAGGCAGCTTACGAGGACGTGTAGAGGCTACGACAGCTCTCCAGGCAAAACAGCTGATATTGCAAGGCAATGAATTGATCAAGGATGTCTCAGTATCGCTATTAACCAATCAAAAGACTGCACGCACGCAGTCTTTTGAAAAAATAAATAACTAATTTGAGGTGAATTAACTATGTCTTGCTTAATTCGAGTATCTGAATTTATTAAACGCGTGTATGGAGACGCTGAAAATGGCGCCACTCCTCCCACTCCCCAAACCATCACCCGTAAATGCCGCATCGGTAAATTACCTGCTGAATTACATGGTGCAGAAGACGGAAAACGCGGTACCTGGTACATCAACTGGGAAGCTTATGAAAAGCAAACTGGCGACGAGTTAGTGAATAAAGTATTGCAAGGTTAAAAATGTCACGTTCTAGAAATGCAGGCAACAAAGACTTGCCTGCGAATCTCTATAGGGATAATGGTAAATCGTGGCGATATCGCCATCCTGAAACTGGTAAATTTCATTCTATGGGGAGTAACAAGGCTATTGCAGTTCAAGCTGCACGTAAACTTAACTCACTGCTGATTCAGGAAGAAGATTATGTTTCTAGCGTAACTGGCAAAGCAATCTCATTTAAAGATTTTTGCGAACAGTTCCTTGAAGAAAAGAGACGTAAAGATGGTCGGCCTATATCGGACAACACAAAGAAGAATTATCAAATTCAGCTGAACCGAATTTTCAAAGTTTGGGGTAATAAATCTTTAGACTCCATTACTCTAAAAATGGTAAATGATCAATTAGATGAGTTGACACCATCAAATCGAAAGGCGCTTAGAAGCTTGCTTTGTAATATTTTTGATGTAGCGATGAGTAAAGGGATCTGTCCTGATAACCCTGCTCGCATCACTTTGACAAAGCATGTCCAGAGACAACGTAAGCGCCATACAGTTGCTGGACTACAACAGATTAGGGCTCATTCCCCATTATGGCTCCAGAACGCAATTGACCTATCTCTTTTAACCACTCAAAGACGTACGGATATAGTGGCTCTACGTTGGACTGATATTTATGATGGATATATTCATATTGCACAACAGAAAACCACCACCGATTCATTCGATGAATTTGAGGTGATGGAAGGTGCTGGATATGTTCGAATTAAAATTGATGCAGAACTGCAAAAAGTTTTAGATCGATGCAAATCGGCTAAAGTTGTTACTCCGTTTGTAATTTATCAAATCCCCAAGCGTAAAACTAAAAATGCAAATAAAGAGCACTGGACTCAAATTCTTCCTCAGTATTTATCCGAGGAATTTTTGAAGATCGTTAAACTCTCTAAGGCATATCCAGATCTGAAAGGTAGACAAATTCCGACTTTTCATGAAATACGATCACTGGCTATTTTCCTACATAAAAAAGCCGGTCGAAGTGCTCAAGCTTTGGCTGGCCATAGCTCAGTAAAAATGACCGAACATTATGAGGCTGGACATGAAATTGTTTGGAATGATGTTGATGTTGGAATTGCCCTGCCATTTGCCTAAATGACATAAATACACTTCACAAATGGGAATTCTAAGTTATTGTTTTCTATGGTTTCTATAAGTCCCATTTTTACGTTAAAAAACGCTAATTTTTACTATAATAATTCATATAAAACATTATCTTAATTTAATTTATCGCCATTACATTTTGATAGTTTGGATAGTAAAAATCCATCTTCCATCGAGTTTGCGGCGGCGGAAAACTGCCTAACATCAGTAGCTTCGCGGTCGCGGGTAGAAACGGTTGCAACGGATGTGTTTCTATTTCTATATCAGTCATTTATACAGAGAACCAAATTTTTAAATTGAGCGAAAAGTTTCGTTTATTTTATAGAATCTTCCTGTGTTTTGCTTGGATCTTTTGTTTGTGAAAATTTCACTTTCACAATATTTTAATAATATCTTTATTGACTCAAATGACATGGAATAATAATTCTATTTTACAAATTTTTAAATAAAGGAAAATTTTCTCAAAAATGACTTTATTTTTCACATCAGAGATGGAATAAAGTAGCTCAAGGGCTTTTCCATATTCATAAAAAAACCACCCGAAGGTGGTATAATTCAATTAAATCGTATTTCCACAAATATCTTTGGCCCCAGTGGGATAAGTGTTTTGAAGTTTAGTACGGTCTGTAACTAGCTCAAGCGAAAATGTTTTCCCTATCATAGCTGAGTTTGATGGAACATCTTGTACAGCAATCTGTGCTAGAAAATAACCTTCATTTGGCTTTGTAGAGTAACTCCCCACATAACCATAATTTGTTCCATTTGAGATTACGCCTATTTGTTGCGTTTGTTGATTGATGTAAAAACCTAGCCTTGCACCATTATTCAACACATTATTATCAATAGTATTCTCACCAATTAAAGCACTGTTTGACAGATCTCTTGATTGCCATGCTGATAATATTTGGTTTGGAACCTCAGAAATATTATTTAGACTCATAATCGAATTTGATAAAACATGTTTATCATCTTTAGTTCCAAAAAAAGTAAATGGAAAAAGGCCAATAATACTATTGTTACCTAAAACCACATTTGGAACTTTCACAATCATTTCATAGGCAATAATGTTACTTTGGGATAGTGTAACATCCCCGATCATTTTTCCTGGTTGACTTATTTGCTTATTGCCAAAATTTCCACTTGCAGCAACGTATCTTTTAGATCCTGTTGTAGGACTTATAGTTAAAGAAACTTTTTGTCCAGAAATAGTCGGAAAAGGTAGAGATCCTGATGAAACTGCATTTAATTGTGTCTGGTTTGCATCAAAATTATAAGTACACTCTGCGAAAGTGTTCATTGCAGGAATGGCTGTGATAATGATGCCCAATATTATCTTCTTCACTTCGTTTACCTTTTTTATACTTGAATAAGTATTATAAATAAATCACTTTCAATAATTGTTAAATCAGATAAAAGGTTATTAAAAAACCACCCGAAGTGGGATTATTCATTCTTTATTTAAAAAGTCTCTCGTTGAACTTAGTGTTTCTAAAGCTTCTGTATTGGATTGAGAAAACTTAAAAGAATGCTCACCTTTCGATGAGCATTACGTATGGCCTACTTATTTCTAAAGCAAAATTAAACAATGCTTATTCTTCGACCTCTATAGGATCACCATCTTCAGGACGGATATGTTTAGTTCCATCATCTGCTGGATCTACACTTGAACCATCTTTAGTGATGCTATTGTAAAGCTCATCCTCTTTCTTATCATCGATAAATTCTTCATCCTCTAAGTCTAAAGGTTCATCGTCATCATCAAAATTTAAAGGCTTATTTTCATCTATCATGACCTATCGTCCTTATTAAATTCAGAAATTAAATAATCTACTCCTTTAACACTTAACTAGGAGCATTTCTGTAATCATTTTAAAGATTCAACTAATATATTTATTAATCGTTTGGCATCTTCATCATTACTTCTATTGAAAACATATGGTCCATGGCCACTTGCCGAAGTCACAGTATCAATCGTAATTTTGACATTACCATCTATTGAAGTGAACGTAGTAAGAGCTACAATATGTTCAGTATTAATATAATTCTCTGAATCTATTTGAACTAACATTATGATCTCCTTGAATATTAATTAAAATCAAGTTTATTCAATCATATCTATTATATGTTCACGTCCAACAAACCTTTTGGGTTCTTGAAGATTTAAGACATCATGGAATTCTGGATGTACATCTTCTCCGTTAAATTCATAAACCCAACGAATCTTCTGCTCAATTTGTACATATTGGCAATCAAAAGAATTCACAACTGGATCAATGAATGATCTCACTCGTAACTTCTCACCAGTATTTATGTCCTTTAATGTAATAATTGTCAT